GTTCTAAGAAGCAATAACTTCTTGGTCGATTTCAGCAGTAATTTCTTGTGCTAGAGCAGCCATGATTTCTGCTTCGATGTCAATGCCTTGTTGGGCTTGTGCATCTTGAGCAGCTTCAAACGTCCAACGAGCTGACAACTTGCGTGTCTTAGCTTCGACGGTTTGTTTCAAGATTTGGATGCTCATTCTGTTACCAGCTACACCTTCAAGAGCGGCTGTAGAAGCAGCTCTGTCAGTAGCAGCAGCACCAGAGTAGCCTTCAGCAATCTTGAATGGGCTTAGTGCTTCATCACCAGCAGTTACATCAGTACCTGATGCGCTGTTGAATGTGTCAGCGTAACGCACACGCAATGTGTGAATTTGACCAACTGGGCCAGTCATTGGCTGGACACCTACCAACTCGTTAGCGATAACGGTTGGCATTACACGTCTGATGACGGGTAGAATAACACGGTTAAGTGTTGCAACGTTGCCAGCGGAAGTAGCTCCAGCAGTAGCACTTTCTGCGAGATACTTGCGGGTATTCTCTAGAGTAGTTGCCATTACTGAACGCTTGTTACCTTGTAGACCTTCTAATAGGGCCTCTTTGGTCTCCGACCAGCGTGACTCGAGTAATTGTGACATAGTAGTTCTCCTTAAACTTTTAGTCCCGCAAGCCTGCGGATGTCAAAAATTTCAGCAGTTTTTTCTTCACTGCTAAATTGTTGTGCCTGTTTCTTATCGCCTGTAATTTCTTTGCCTTCGGTCAACGCTTTCTTGACTGGCGCATTGCCACCGTTCATTACTGAAGGAATATACTTGTCATAAGCATTTCTTAATTTGTCTGTCTGAACTGATTCTAACAGTTCACGCATAACTACTTTCTTGTCGCCAGATAATGGGTTTAGCAATTCGCTCATAACTTCTTTGCGTGCCATTGTGTCTTTTGCTGTGCGTAGTTGTGCTTCACGACTTTCTACTAACTTTTGTGTATCTGCAACGATTTTTGCTGCTTCTTCTAATTCCTGTTCTCTTTGAACAAGTACTTTTAGAAGTTTAGCTGTCTCTGATTTCTCATTAAGATGGCTAGCTGCATATTCGCTTGCGAAACTCTCGAATATTCTGCGACCAAAGTCATTTCTGCGGGCTGCTTCAATGTCTTCCTTCAATTGTTTCATTTCAGACTTTAGTCCTTTAGAGACTGTTTCTTCAATGATTTGACTTGAACGAGCAATGAAATCTTTCTTGATAGCTTCAAACTTAGCTTTGCTTTCGCGAACCAATTTAACTTTGGTTTCAGCTAGGTCTTTCTTATCGCTGTGGAATTCTGCGATTTCTTTCGCCAGTGCGTCCACAATAAAAGATTCTAATTGACTAACATTTCCTGCTACCTTTGAACGGTCTTCGTGTAGTTCAGCAATTTCTTTACGCAGATTGTTCATGATAAAAGATTCCATTGTAGCGGAATCTTGATTCATTTTTTCTGCATAACGAGCTCTTGCTTCGATTAGTCCTTGACGGTCTTCGGCTAGTTCACCTAGTTCAGCTGACAAGCGGTCAGCCAACATAGATTCAACAGCTTCTACCAATGAGGATTTATCGTGCTCATACTTCTGAGCAAATTCTTCACGTAGCATTGCAGTGACTTGTTCACGGTTTTCTTCGATTCTGCCTTGCCAGGCAGACTCAATTTCCGATTTCATATCTTCGGAAATCACATTGTCTTCAAACAATTTTTTAACGAAATCTAGCATGTGATTCTCCTACTGTTATTTGAGACCCTTGATGATCTTCACCAAGCTCTCTGCTATGTATTTCTGTGCCTTTGGGTTGCCTTGAACTTCTTTTGATAGATTTAATGCGTTATTTCCACCTAATGTATTCATTAAATGTTCGTATACTGGTGTTGGATAAGCTCCCGGGGCGCTAGGTTGTGCCACAACATCCACTGTGATAATTTCAAAACCTTGTACGTTTCCGGATCCATCTACTTCACCAGAACCTCTGCTTGAAACTCCCAACTTGACTCCCGCTTCCAACATGGACTGAATTAACTGTCCCATTGGAGTTGGGAGTATTTTTAGTTTTCCGTAGCCGTTAGGACCATCCATCCACATCTTGGTAATCATGTGACTAACACGATCTAGATTGATTTTTAAATCCTGAGGGTGATCAACTTCTCCTAGTACGGAGTATCCGCCAGAGATTTGTTCGTTAAGCGTTTTGACAGCCTTGCCAATCTCTTGCGAAGAATAAATACGTTGATTTGCATTACGGATATCACCCTGAATGCAAATCCCGTTTAGATGCAGCGACTTCTTGCCGCCGACATCCTCGCTCTCCAACACAATCTTGGCCTGGTCGAAACTCAAATGTTCACTAAGAGTATGCTTCACCTTGTCGTCCTATTATCTACGACCACGGAAAAGACCTGCGGCGCCTTTGTCTGCAGATTCTTTAGAACCAGCTTTCTCAGCACCGTGTCCTGGTTCTTTAGTAGAGAATGCATTACCATTCTTAGCACCAGGAGTATTTACATTACCACCGTCTTGCAACTGTGGCTTACCTTTTAACAAGCTAGAACCTTTTACTGTACTACCTGCACCTGGGTAACCGCCGTCTTGGCCGTTTTTGCCACCTAAGATGTTAGCACTTGTTCCGCCCATATCATTCTTTTGAAACTTTAGACCAGTTGCAGAACCGTCAGCTTTTTCGCCTTGGCCTTTCTTTTCTGCGCCGTGACCTGCTGGAACTTTCTCAACATACTCACGAACTGTTGCTAGATCAAAACCGTCTTTCATTTCTTCGTCACCGCCCATGCCGCCCATGTCGTCACCGCCCATGTCGTCACCGTTCATTGCATCAAACTTAGCTTGTAATTCGTCAACGATACTGTCTAAGTCTTGAAATAGTTCTTCAGGATCTTTGTCAGCAAACTCGTCACCTTCTTCTGGTCCCATTTCACCAGCTAGGTCATCGGTAGCATCACCACCAAAGCCGCCTTCTTCGTCATCACCTTCGTAGGCAATATCTTCAAAGTTTTCGTCTAGGTCGTCTTCGCCTTCTTCTTTTTCTTCTTCAGAAGCTTCGTCAACTTCTTCTTCTTTTTCTTCGTCATCCATTTCAGCTTCGATTAGTTGCTCATAGATTTCGCGAGATTTAGATACCACATACTCGTGGAATAATTCTTCTGCTTTTTGTTTGTCGTCATTGACCAGATGTCCAAGCATCTGCTCAAGTATATTTTTATCTGCCATAGCGTATTCTCCTTGATTGTTAGGCTGTAAGTTATTTACTACGCATTTAAAAAAATGGTGTTAAATGATAGTTTTTTGATGATTTTCGGTAGTATAAGTACTACCCTTGAATTTTTGTTCGAAGTTATCGTAAGTGATATGCTGAAGGTTGGGAATGCCTTGCAGCTTGTCTGGAACAAATTGTCCCGGTTCCATTACTCTAAAGAAGTTGATATTCTTGAATTCTTTAACGGTTTTTTCAGTTTGACTTAACCAGTTGCCAAAGAATGTTGCAGCATCATGGCTCTTTTTATAGTTAAAAGTGTCTGCATATACATTGTTAAACTTGCCTTCTAGCCCTTGATAGTCAAATCCAAAAATATAGATCTGCGAGTATGCTTGTTGACAAGCAAACCAAAGTGCTGTAGGGCCACTGCTCCAGCCCTTGTGGGGGCTAAAGAAGTTTACATTGCTCTTGCTAGTAATGCCTTTGTTGGGATTTGTCCAAACTTGATGGGCGGTATGATATCCTGCGGCAATGATTTCGTTGACCATTTTGGTATCAACTGCTATTAGATAGTCAGGTTCAAACTCTCTGTACAGGGCATTGCACCCATAGACAGTTCCACGATTTTTTATTTCGTTTAGGTTTAGGTTTTTTCTGCTTGTTCCGTTACCTAGTACAAAGGCAACATTATGCGGCTGGCTGTTCTGCTTCAACTTTTGCACCATACATCTGTTTAATAAAACCACGCTCAGACTCTGTTTCAAACTCATGCGCTTCAGTTTGATGTCTTAGCTGATTAATTTGACGAAGTGTAAGTTTGATCTTACGAGTGTCATCTTTTTCTAATACAGATTTGTCGCGAGAGGCATCATAGCGACGATCGTTGGCAAAATCGTTGTGGTTATCGTTGAAATAAAAGAACTCTCTTAGAAGCATATCTGTATTTATATCTTTAGGCTGCTGGAGCGGCCGCTGGTGCTGCTTCGCCTTCTGCTGGTACTGCACCCGCTTCTGCGGCTGCTGCCATATCTGGTTCAGCTTCGGGCTCTTGTGCTTCCGCGCCCATGCCGCCCGGTGTAATACCCACTGAGCGCATAGCTCCTCCGGCGTCCATTGGAGCAGCTAGATTATCACCTTGCTCTTCTCTCCATAGGCGTTCGTTTTCTTTGATCTCTTCTTCTGTGAGTCCCAAGAAACGCTTGAGTGCAAAACGCTTGCTCAAGTGTGGCAATTCTTGTAGTGTAGCAAATGTGGCTGCACGAGCAGTATCCATTTCAGCTTGACGATAAGCAGCAAAGTTTTGAGGGGTATTAAACTTCAACTCAAACAAACTGCTGTCAATGTTCATGCCGTTGTTATGTAACCATAACTTAAATTCTAAGTCAAATGTTTCTACAATTAAGCTCTGTAGGCGTTTGCAGTACTCGTTAAAACGCAGTTCTTGAATGTAAGCTGTACCAACTTTACCGTCAGCAATGGTGTTGGCTGCTTCGTCAATGCCTGTTGGCAAGTAGGCTGCTGGAATTCTCAGCGCACGGAATAACTTATTGGTAAAGTAACGCAGGTCAGTAATCTCACCTAGATTAGTACCGCCTGGTAGTGTTTCAACTTTACTTCCTCGTCCTTCTGCTGTTTGCGGGAAGAAGTAGTCTTCCGATACTGACAACGGATTGTAACTGGCATCAACCATATTTTGGCCGCCACCTGTTGAGCTAGGAATTCTTCGTTGGTGGATTTCATTTTTAACACGCTCAACAAAGGCCATGGCCATGTGCGCTGGCATGTTACCTACATCTACATAGAATATTCTACGCTCCGGAGCTCGTTGTATACGATAGATGATAATCGCATCTTCTAGTAGCTCTTTCTGTTTGTAGACTTTAAACACGCTTTCTAACAAACTATTACCAAAAGGGTAGTTGTTGTCAAGACCTTCGCTTAATGAAATATGTACAACATTTTTAGCATCAATAGTAACTTCGTTAGTTTGATTATGAAAACGAGTGCCCGGAGGTTGTGCTGCGCCACCAACCATACCACGGCCTTGACTGCCACCACTGGTATAGCTACTTGTACCGCTAGGTGCTGTATTAGTTGTACCGTGTGGAGTTACTGCTACTAGGTTTTTAAAGTTAAAATTAATATCGCGGATAACATACTGCTCAGGAATCTTACCTTCACTTTCGTTTACAATAATTTTTGTAACTTTGGCTGCATCAACATACAACCACTTTTGAGTTTCTGGATCTCTAACAAAGAAACAGTCACCGTATTTGAATGTGTTACGAATAATACGGAAAATACGAGTTTCAAATTGTTGACTTTTAGTCCACTTCTGTAGACTTTCTTTAATCAGTTTAACTTCTGTAGCTGTTGGTTGTCCGCGAAAAAATGTATGGAACGGTGTAGCATTCTCTTTGTCTTTTTGTGTGCAGAACTCTGCTAGAATATCCAAAGCAGCATTAACTTCGCTGTCCATATCCATAGTATCGTATTGCATATAACGCTCAACACGATTCGGTGCTCCTGCATAAACATCGGGTAAGAACGAACTGTAGTTTGCTCGTGCAGGACCTGGGCGACCGCCATTGCCCATAGGGCTCATAGACTTTCTGTTTTCAAGATCTACAGGAGTAAAATATTTTTTCCAGCTCATTTATAGTTCCATTTTTAAGCGAACAAGTCGCCGCTTAGGCTGCTTTGTACACTTAGTTGTTTTTCGTTCAAGTCTGCTGTCTTTCTGCTAATTGCAATTAATTCAGCTAGTGCTGTATTTAAGTCAGATGACCCGGATAGCGCACCTTCTTGGTTTGAAGTTTGTGCCACGGCTTCTTTAAATTTGGCATCTTTTTCTGCCATTTCTTTTTCTTTGGCTGCGGCTTTTTCTGCTGCGGCTTTTTCTGCTTGAGCGATAATTTCAGCTTTTGGAGTTTCGAAAGCTGCTGAACTGTTTACATCTTTGGGCTGTACTGCCTGACTAGATTTTGTTAAGTCTATCTTTGACATGTCCGATATTGAAGCTAACGGACTTTCAAGCATCTTGGCCATTGCTACATACGACTTTCCTGCTTCTGCATCATACATTCCTCTTGTTTTATTTTGTGCAAGAGAAGTTTGTATTTCAGAAGATTTTGACAAATCTTTAGCAGCACTTAACAACTCGCCGGTTCCTGGATCCCGTGCTTGCAACATTTTAGCCTGAGCTTCAGCTGTTGCTTTAACTAACTCTTCTCCCGGACTTAGACTTTCTTTTGCTGGAACTTCTCCCTTCAAAGGCGTTTTTATCTGTATTCCACTAGACATAACAGATTGGAACGGTTTAATTCCTTTGTTGATCAATTCTTGGAATGCTATTGTAGTAGGAGTGATGCCGTCTCTAATTAGGCTCTGTAGAGTTTCTTCACGTTTAGGCTCTGCCGGAGTTGTTGCTGTAACTGGTTTAGTTTCCACTGGTTTAGCTTCAGTGGTTCTATCTGTCCGTCTTGGATCTGTTGCAGCGGCATCGGCTCTTGCTTTATCAGCTTTTGCTTTTTCTGCTGCCGCTGCTTTTTCTTTTTCGGCAGCTGATAATTCTGGTTTAGGAATATTAGCAGTTGCTGACGGAGGAGCTGTGACTTTACCTTCGGCACCTTTGGCCATGGCTGTCATGTCTGTGCCAAACAGTTTAACACCCTTGGCTTCTTTCCTCTTAAAATATTCTTCAGGGTCAGTCATTGTAACACCCTTGCCGCCTTGCGATTCAGAAATCATTAGCTTACCGGTCTTAGGATCTTTAACTGTTTGTGTAATGTGATCAATACCTTTATAACGGCCAGCATCCCAACCTTTTGCTCCGTTGTCTTCACCGATCAACATGCCTTCTTTAAGATTCTTTCTAATGTCTTTACTGCCTTCTAGCATACCACCGCCAGCCGCTGATACATTTTTAATAATGTCAGCCGCACTGCCTTGGAAGGCTTTCTTGGCTTCTTTACCGTAGATCTCTTTACCAGCTTCTTTGTTGATAGAATTCATCATGTTGGTATTGATGTTGGCAATCCAACCCGAACAATCAATAGCACCCGTCTTAAGATCTTTAGAACCAAATCCGTACTTGATACCTTTGTTGATAGCATCTTGTGTCTGTTGATATAAGTTACCAACTCCTTCAGTGACCGCAGCTTTATCAACTGTTGGGGTTCCTGTGGATGTCGCCGGTGCCGTTGTTCCAGAGGTAGAGGGAGGAGTTCCTGCTGAAACAGCACCAGGATCTTTACCTTGTTTAGCTAGAGTCATTCTTTCAGCTGCTTTTTTAACAACTTCATCTGCCTCTTGATTTGCTTTATTAGCTTTGCCTAACCTTTCTTCAGCAGCTTTCATTCTTTCTTCAGCAGCCTTTCTTTCCATATCGTTAGTGGCTTTTCCGTTTTGTTCAACGGCTTTGGCATACTCTTGACTTGCTAGAGCAAGATCACTTCGAGCTTTATCTTTGTCATCAAGTGCTTTGGCTTCTTGGGTAAACGCTGATTTTTGCTGATTGGCAAAAGTCTTGAGCATCTGAATAGGATCACTCTTATCTATAGTAACACCCTTGGCTTCTTCTGCGGCTGCTTTTTCTCTTTCTGCTTTTGCATCAATTGCACCTAGTTCAGCATTTTCTTTATTCTTAATTGCATCTTGTTCGCGTCTTGCTTTACGAGCAGCTCTTTCTTCTTCTCGCTTGGCTGCTTTTTCATCTCTAGCAACGGCATTAGCATCACCTTGCGCTTCTTGAGCTTGTCGTTCAGCTTCTGCTTTCTTTTTGTCAGCGGCTTCTTTGTCGGCATCGGCTTTTTGTTGGTCTAGATTTGCTTTACGGCGTTTAGCCATATCATCTTCTAGCTTGGCACGATTATCTTCATTCTCTTTTAATTTTTCTCCGATGCCTTGAATATCTTTGTCAAAGTCACCTCGCATACCGGGAATCTTATTAAGTAAAGAATAAATTCCAAGTTGTAATTTTAAGAACAAAGTGTTAACCCAACTTCCTGCCCACTTCATAGCATCGGCTAATATTGTTAAGTCACCACCTAACTTTTTAAATCCCCAGGCTAGTCCTGCTATAGCAATTGCCGCTAGTGCTAGTGGAGCATTAACTGCAAGAAATGATACCGATGTCATTATTGCTCTAGCGGCCATCATAGTTAATGATCCTACAAACTGTACTGCTGCTATACCAACACTAACCGCAGTTTTCATTAATGACCAAGTTGCAGAGGCCAGCCCTACAACAAAACTACCAATAGGGGCCAACATAGATAACATTGCTGCACCAAATGCTACTACCTTGGCTACAATTACTGCGCCCATTAATACACCAAAGCCTAACAAGATAGGTTGTAAGTTATCTTCAATAAAGTAAGAAATGTCGTATAAGATTTCTTCAAATGTTCCCAGTCCATCGCCAACATCATCTGTTATACCTAACATCTTTGTAAAGCTGCCAATCGTCTCGCTGATAATTGACCACGCTTGTTTAAAGATTGGTACAATGGCATCTCGTACCCAGATGCCTAAAATATTAAATGCAGGTATTACAGTTGACTGCATAAACTCGCCTAGAACTTTAAATGCAGGCATTAATAAATTAGTCACCACTGGAATTACTGCTGACAGTATCTGTGCAAAAATATTAAACGCTGGAACAATAACTTGTTGTACAAATGATGCTAGCGTTTCAAATGATTTCATCAGCATGTCTAACATTGCAGGGTTAGCCAGGGCTTGTTGAAATCCGTTACTAAATTCTGCTAATCTTTGTTTAGCCTTAGTTAAATTTTCTGCTAGGTTAGCTTTAGCTGTTGCTTTACCTTGTTCTCCAATAGCTTGACTGTATCCGTCAACTTTTTGTGCAGCTAGATCTGCCATGGCTACATAAGTTGCTCCTGCTTCTGCATCATACAAACCTCTAGCTTTGTTTCTCTTTACACTCTCTTTGGCTTCAAGAATGGCAGAATTTTTAGCTTGATTCAATGTGTCTTGATTAATTTTTCCGCCTGCTTGTAATGTTCGACCAAATTGCATAGTCTGTTCAGCAACTCCGGGTAACATACTTTGTAGTTTAATTGCTTCATCCGTAGTAACGTTACCAGTAGCAATCATATCAGCAATAGCTGCCTGCTGTTCTGCAGGAAAGCTAGTAATGTATGACATCATCTGACGCTGTTGATCTGCATCAAGACCCGACATCGCTGCGCGAATCTTAGCATCTTTCATTAATTTTGCTTGTTCGTCTTCTTTTTGTTGACGACTGACACCGGTAATTTTTGCTAACGCATCAAGTTCTTTCATGTAAGCCCCAGAACTTGCAACTAGTTGTTGAGTATTCATTCCCTGCAATGCTCCGGTCTTTCCTAGCATGCCAATATGTTTTGCCATGCCTCCGTTAATTTGTTCTGTAGTAAATCCTAATCGTTGTAGTTCTGCACCTACTCCGCTTTGTTGTATTCCTTTAGCAAGGCCTGCAAACTGTTTTGCTCCTTCTTCGGTTGTACCGCCTAATAACATTAATGCTTCTGAATTTTTAGCAAGTAAATTTGCAAAATTATCTAGAGTCATACCTGCGCCGCCAGCTGCACGACTCATATCTTGTACACTGCCGTTAAATGTAGCACCTACACTTGCGGCTGTTTGATAACTCTTAACAGATCCTTCAACTGCACCTGCTACCGCCGAAAATGCTCCGGCAAGCGGTCCACCTACAATGGGAATCATCCTTAACGCACCAGCAGCCGCTGTAGTACTATCGCCAACGTTAGCCATCGTTTGCAATGTCTCAGCAAACTTTGCTCCTAACTCCATTGTGTTTTTAGTTAAACCAACAATAGCCCCAGCGGCTGCTCCAGCTCCAGCAGCAAGGCCAGATATCGAATATGCTGCTAAGTGAGCCGATTGCCCTACTAGTTTAAAACTAGCGCCTGCTAGTTTACCGGCGGCAGCAAAAGTTTTAGCTGCACCTATACCGTCTTTGGTTTGTTTGTTTAACTTACTTTGATTTTCGGCACCTTCTTTGGCTTCCTTATTGCCGCTTCCTTGACCGCCTTGATTTGCTCCGGACTTGCCTTTAGACTGTTGCTGTATGGCTTTCTGGGTACCCTGCATAACTTTAAGTATTTCTTGCAAGGTCGCTTCTGAGGCGGCATTTTTGGCTTCTATTAAGCCTATGCCCGGAATATCAATTTCTACTTTTTCTGCCATTTTAATATTTTCCCAGAAAACTGCGCATATAAATACTATGCCATACAGTGACGATATTGTATTTATTGGAGATAAAAACCGTGGATCAAAACAATCAAGCAAAAAAGCATAACCCATTAAGTCAATGGTTTAGACAGCCTAAGATTTTTGTAAAGTTGCCTTCACAGGGCGAATACTACCCTGCAGGCGCACTAGACAAAAGTACCACAGGCGAATACCCAGTTTATGCTATGACTGCCAAAGATGAATTAATGTTTAAAACTCCCGATGCATTATTAAGCGGACAGTCAACTGTTGAAGTTATTAAGAGCTGCATTCCTGCGATTCAAGATCCTTGGACTATGCCTAGCCTAGATATCGACGCCGCATTAATTGCTGTGCGTATTGCTACCTACGGTGAAAATATGGGAGTTGAAGCTAACTGTCCGCATTGCGAACATTTAAACGAATACGATATTGATTTAGTTAAATGGTTAGACACTATCAATGCTTGGCAGTTTAAACCAGAAGTAGAAATTGCTCCCTTAACTATACATGTTCGCCCTTACACATACAAAGAACTTAGCCAAACTAGTTTAAAAACTCTTGAGCATCAACGCATCTTTAATGTAATTAACAATGAAGAAATGAGCGACGAAGATAAAATTGAAAAATTTGGCAAGAGTTTTGTTAAACTCACAGAACTCACTGTAGATATTATCGCAGGTTGTGTAGCTATGATATCAACACCTGACGGTGATGTTACTGATCAAGAACAGATTCAAGAGTTTATTCGCAATTCACCAAGAGATGTTTTTGATAAAATTTCTGAGCATATCAACGATATGAAAAAGAATATTGAATTGCCTGTACAACATGTTAGCTGTAACGAATGTGAAAAAGAATTCGACATGCCTGTTACAATGGATCAATCAAATTTTTTCGCAGTAAGATCCTGAGCCTCTCGGTACCAGAGATCGTAGAGTACTCTAAAAAATTAGATAAAGAAAGCCGAGAAATTAAGAAAGAAGCACTTAAGATGTGTTGGTACATGCGCGGCATGAGTTATGCAGAATCAATGCACCTTAGTTATGAAGAGCGCAGTATTATTGGTGATATTATAAAAGAAAATTTAGAAACAACTAAGAAAACAAACTTGCCGTTTTTTTAAAGTTTCTGTATTTGATTTAACAAGTCTCTTGCTAGTTCAGTTTGCTGTTGAGTTAACACAGACACATCCCCTTTTACCACAGCCTGCATAATTCCTTCAGCATCTCTTACTTGATATTTTTCAAGAGTTATTGTTGGCTTGTTTGATTCTGCACTGCTCGAACTTGGCTCGCCAGCACTGCTGCCTTTACCCCATTGACTAGGATTAAAGGCTTTGTCTACAGCTTTTTCAGCTTTTTTAAATCCTGAAGAAAATGCATCACCAGGATTAAGGCTAAGTTCTTTTATTCTCATGTGCGTTTTCTAAACAAACTAAAACCTTCAGCCATCATAGGTTGTCTACGAACAATACTGTCAGAAGTTACGCCCATAATTCTTTCACGGTCAGCATCAATTTCTGCTTGACTTGCTGCTGGAGCCTGTTGTTTTGTTTTTGCTGCATTAGCTTCTCTTCTTTTTACAGCTCTAGGATCTTGACTCAGTTGACCTTTTACTCTGCCGCCGGTTTTCTTTGGGGCTACCGGTGCTGGAGCCGCAGTTGGCTCAGCTGCTGGCGCTGCCGTAGGAGCTGCCGCTGTTGGTTCAGGTGCTGGAGCTTCTGGTGCTGCTGCCGTAGGCGCTGTTGGTTCAGGTGCTGCTGGAGCAGTTGTAGCTGCTGGCGCTGCTGCTGGTGCAGCACCTGCTGCGGGTTTTGCTGCTGGCGCTGCCATTGATTTTTGTAACAATTGTAAAATTCTTTGTTTGCCTTTCTTGTCTAACTTGTCAATATTAGCTTTAACTTGGGCATACATTGTCTGGCCGGCTGCTGAAGAATCTTGACCGGCTGTAGCTGCCGCTGTCTTATCTGCTGCAACTTTAGCTTGACCTTGTAATGGTTTTGCGGCTGCTGTGCCTGCTGGTCCTGCTTTGTTAACATCGCCTGCTGTTGGTTGTGCAGTTGGACCGCCTACAGGTTCTGTTGCTGGAGGCAATCCGGCAGTTGGGCCACCAGTAAGTGCAGGTTGTGCTCCGCCTACTGCTGGTTTTTCTGCTGGTGTTTCACCTGCTGCTGGAGCCGCTGTTTCAGGTTCGTCGTCGCCTGCTCTAGCAACTGCTGCCTTACCTGCATCCCAACCTTTCTTCATGGCTGTTCCGGCTCCTGCAATACCTCCTGCAACTGCTCCAACTCCTTTAGCTACTCCGCCAGCAAATTTGCCGACCGCAGATCCAAATTTGTTTAGCATTGGGCCTTCTTCTAGGTTGTGACTTTCTACTAATATTTCATGAATTTTCATTTTATGCAGTTCCTAATTGTTTTTGCAGATAAGCCATGATGCGCTGGCGACCTTTCTTATCTAGAGTTTGTACATCCTTTTTAATTTGAGCGTACATTGATTTTGCTACTGGTTCTTCAGCAGCACCTGATGAAATCTTTAAAGTGTTGTAAACAGAATCAATAACTCCTGCTTCAACTCCTTGACTGGTTAAGAATTGTTTTAGTTCTTCACTGTCAGTTGGTGCTCCAGCTTTTTGCCAAGCACTATTTAATTTGTCTGCGGTTATAGTGGTTGTAAGATTCTTGCCTTTGGTTTTAGCCCAATCAACTGCCTTACCTGCCGCTCCTTTAACAGAATCCCAAATGCCTTCGTCTAATTGTTGAGCACACACTCTATTAATAACCATATAGACCTGGCCTTCACTTAATCGTGTGCCACTGCGTTCAATACTCTGCGTTACCATCTTGCCGCCTACAGAAGTCATAGTTCCGCCATTCATGTCAGCAATTGATTTTAGCGTTGACATAACTGCTCTTTCTACAGCAATTTTATGACTAGTTGGAGAAAGACTACCACCAACCTGATCGACAACTTTTTCAGCAAGCTCTCTCATTTTCATTGTATCGCCAGGATTGATGTCTCCTGCGTCAATGGCTCCCATAATTTTATCTCTAGCCGACTGTTCAGCGTTCTTCATGATTTGGTAAGCAGTTCCACCAGCAGCTTTACCTGCATCAGTAGCTTGAGAAGCTAACCAATCTTTTTGTTCTTGTGGAGATAATCCCGGAGGCATACCGTCTGGTCCGTTTGGCAATGGTCCTTCAGGTTTACCTTTAATTAAATCGCCGAGCTTGCTAGCACCGTAGGCTGTTGCTCCGGTCTTTGCTCCTGAATAGGCCGCGCTAGAAAATTTTTCACCTTGCAACAACTTGTCAGTCATCTTTAATAGACCCAACACTGCTGCCCCACCAAGTCCTGCTCCTGAAATACCTGCTGCGGCAATCAGAGCAGCATATATTAATCCTTGAGCAACAGGATGTTCTTTGGCAAACTTCCTATAGCCCATAATTATTTTACTAACTGCATTATCAGGACCACCAAGTCCTGCTTCAATCTTAGCTACTGCTTGATCGTACTTTTGATCAACTGCTTTAATTGGCTTGCTATCTTGTACTTTTGTTTTTAGATCTTCCCAGGCTTTGTTAACTGCTTCGGCAGCATCTTTGCCCTTTCCTAACAAGGTCCTGTTGCCTCCAGCAGCAGTTGCACCTTTTTCAATCTCGGCAAACAGACTTTGTATTTGATCACTGGTTAGTGCTGCTTCTCTAATTGCATAGCCAGCACTTTCCCATAACTTAACAGATCGTAACTCGGCATTCTCTAATCCTTCGTAGAGATATTGATTACGACTTTCAATTAGATTTATTACTCTCATTTAAGATCCAAGACTTATTTGTTATTTATTACAGCTATGAGCTAAAGCTCATATTCGTTTTCGCTAAACGCTCAACGAATTTCTTTTCTTTTAACATTGATTATACTAAGTGCGAAGCACTTTAAATATTATCTAGATTGTTCAGTCACACTTAGCCCTTGCGGGCTAAAAATGAACATTATCTGAGTTGCACAATGGTCACTTAGCGTTACAGCATTACCAAGGCGGTCGTCCGGTACCTTTAGCTGCGTCTTAATACGACGGCGGGTCTGCAAATATACGCTAACATACTTACAGCCGTGGGTTCTTCACCCTCTTTTAGCCTTGAATAATTCTTTCTTGTACAGTAAACCGGTTCTGTAGGCATATCCGATCGTGGTCCTGTTAAGGATACTACTGTTACAACCCCTCTACCAAGTAGGGAATTCCATTGACTGCGATCCGAGATCCAGCTTTAAGGGCACTTTAACAACGCCGGTGCGGGCTTATTTGGCAGTCTTTTGCCTGGATTTATTGAGCCTAGATGTGCCTTGCGGCTGTGTCTGTCTATTACTTTTTGGGTTTTTTGAGGATGTGTGAGCCGTGAACTCGAACCTGTATGTGACCGTTGTACCAGTCAGTTGATTCTAGAACTTTGTGTTTAAATTGTTCTCTTGCCTCGATGTAGCTGCATTCTGATTTAGTTGTGCAGTAAAATAGAATTTCTCTGGTGAAGTTTTCTTTGCCTAGTGCCTGTATATCTGCTGTTAGCGCATCGCTAGAACCATAATAGTCCTTCCAGTCGCTTTCAATCTTGCCTCTAATCTTCTTTTTCTTCTTTTTGCCGTTTTTAAGTGTGACTGTTTTGTATGTTGTTTTAGCGAATTTTGCTAGTTTTTTGCCTATGTACTTGCGTCCAGAGATAACATTTGTAATAAGATATACGAATCCAATATACTCTTCCGAGATTTCTTCAACGATTTTTTTCTTATACAACCATGTCATCCCTTATGTATCTTAGGGGGCCTCCCAACCATGCCTTTTCTGGATTCTTTGCGTTCTTCACGCTTTGTTTGTATTTCTACTCGTCTAATTGATGCCTCATTGCGTATTTCACTTAGCCAATACCGTGCCTTTACTCCTGCCTCGTCACTGCCTCTGTACTCAAAACGATCCTGCCATTTGAAATATTCCTGAAAGGCACGGATCATTTTATCGTGAGATTCAGTTGTCAAGCAACAATCTCCACATCGTTGCTATAGCTAGTGAATCCGTTTTCTTTTATAACTCTTAACACATGATTCACCCTGCTAGTTAAGTCGTCTCTGTGACTGATTAAGAATACATTCTTGTTTCTTTCACGAGTCATCTTCTTTAATACAGCAATACTTGACTCAACTCCTGATGCATCCATACCCGAATCTACTAATTCATCAATAAACAACAGGTTAATAGCCTGATATAAGTTTTCCCATACATCACGGAACGCCCAACTTAGGCTTAGAATCAATCGATTGCGTTCACCACGACTTAGATTGTCAAAGTCTAGGTCTTGACCTAGTTGTGTAATAACAACACTTAGATCGTTTTGAAACTCTACAGTATGCGGAAGTCCGATACGATCTAGATAATATGTTAATCGTTGATTTAAGTAGGCTAGGTTCTGATCAATAATCCGCTTGCGAATAAAACTATCTTTGTTTGTTAACAGTTTATGCAAGAACTCTTGATGATCCTTGACACGAACTAGTTCGTTTAAGTGATTGTAATCAATGATCTGTACAGCAGTATGCTTCAACTCTTCAATCTGTTCAGTATAGGGATTAGTTTCGGCTGCTTTGATTTCTAAATCACGCTCAAAGCTGCTTAAAGTATTTTTATGATTCAGTGCCTGCTCAAGATTGTCGTAAGTTACTGTAGGCATGTCGCCTAAATCACCAAGTTCCTTAAGAGCATCAGTATGTTCCAACCATTGTGTATTAGTTGCCAATGCCTGTAGTGCTGCCTCTTGTAGATCTTTTCGTTTCTTTTCTAATAGTGCTACTTGTTTGTCGTCGTGAAAGCCTTGGCCACAACTATGGCAAGTGTGATTTTCTAAACTAGCAATATCTGCCTTGAGCTTTTCTATATCTTTGGTTTCTCTAGCTTCGTCTAGTTCACAGCGTTTAATCCAACTAGTAATCTCGTTGATAGATTTACGCTTGGCATTGTAAATATCTAGTGCCCTATGTGCTAGAATCTCTTGATCAATGTCAATGTCCAACAATTTTTCAATAGCTCGTGCTAGATTTGTAACACTGACTTCATTCTGTTCAGTCCACATTTTAGCTTTGCGTTCTAGTGCATCAATACTCTGTTGAATTCTGTCGTTACTAGAACGAATAGTTTCAATTTTTGTATTTTCAGTAACAATAGATTCTTTACTGCTTTTAATTTGTTCTTTCAGTGCTTCGGCTTTTTCACTTAGCTGTGTAATACCCAGCAGTTGTTCAATGATGGCTCGTTGATCAGCAGCCTTCATTGACAAGAAAGGTTCAGTATAGGTATTCAAGGCCACAAGATGCTTGAACATGTCATGGGTCATGCCAAATACATCTTCGATTTCTTTTTGTGTTTCTCTGCTGTCGCCTTGGCTTTCGTCTTGATTTTTGTCTTCGTGTGCATGACCATTTACTGTAAACTTCAAGACATTGGGCTTACGGCCTCGTTCAATATGATAGTCTATACCGTCTTTTTCAAAACTCACAGTAACCAACATGCCTTTGCTGTTAATTTTATTAACAAGGTTATCTTTCTTGATATTAGTTAGAGCATTGCCGTAGATAGCATAGCTAAGGCCGTTGATGATGGTAGTTTTACCAGTACCATTACGAGCGCCGCTGTCATCACCACCTAGATCTAAGTTTTCACCTAAGACAAGAGTTAATTGTCCTTTGTCAAAGTCAATGGCCTGTGTCTGTGCGCCCACACTCATGAAATTGCGTACAGTTAAATTCTTAATTTTTATCATAGTTCTCTATAGATCTCCAATAACAGACCTTTGTCAAAAGTATCGCTGTCAATGGCATTGATTTGATTCATAACAATTGTGTCAACTGATTCAAAGTTGATATCGATCGGAGCATTTCCGGATTCTATTTCTACCTTTTCTGGAATCAGCATAAGTTCTCGTAACTTATACTGTGGCATGAATGTTTCTTTAATGAAGTTTGCTTCTTCAAAACTAATAGGCAAGTCGATAGTCACACGGCAATGCATACGCTCTCGTAACAACTCGTCTGGACGATCAATAATCTGACTTAGTTTGTATGTTCTAAAAGTAGGCTGACCGGGCCAAGTATGATACTCGGGCTTACCACCCCATTCTAACAACATCATACCGCGGTCATCATCTCCGGCATCTGCATAGTTGTGCGGAAAGCAATTGCCAATATAAGTAATGCTGCCTTTGCTTTGACGCTTGTGGAAGTGACCGCTGAACACATATTCTTGATTAATAAAGTGATCGCTTTGTAACTGTCCGTGATCGGGCATTTGCACCATGGCGTTCATCATGAACAATGGCAGTTCTAGGTGACCAAAGATATAACGACTTTGAATCTTAGACACGCTGCGCCATTCATCACCCACCAGCCACGGCATGATAGTTACATCACCCGCAGTCATAGTTTCATTTACTAATTCAATGTTAGGAAACAGTCTGGCAAACTCAAGACTGTGAATTTCACGCTTGTCTTTGTAAAACTCATCGTGATTGCCTAGAATAACATAGACCTTTTCAAAAGATTTACTCAGCCGTTCTAGGTTGGACACCGTATAATTCATCGTAGATACATCTGTGGTATTACGATTATGGTGCCAGTCGCCTAGAAAGATGCAGGTTTCTGCACCTTCTGCAATGGCAGTATCACAAAACCAATTTACAAAATCTTCGCAGTCTTGGTTATGTGTACGGCTTCCTGATTTTAATCCGAAATGTATATCGGTGAAACAAGCTACTTTTTTGAATAATGACATAGAATCTCCTTAGTTAGTTTAACAACATTTAACTCTAAGGTCAATCCCAATCACCGCCACCTTCGCCAGAACTTGCTCCAGTCCCGCCACCGTATGTTCCAGACCCACCACTGTTCTGTCTAGTCCAACTTGGGTTCATTCCGTTCATTTCTAGAATATCGTCTCGAATGTTTTGATTGCGTTTCTCAATGTTGATAATTCTAACGAATGAATTAGTGACAGCAGCAGTATAGTAAGCAAAAGGATTATCAGATTTTGATTCATCGAATTGTAAACCTATTTGAGTAAGTTGTAAAATAGCCTGTCCACGCATTTCGTCATTGTAGGTGTAGCCACGAACATTGCCACGAGTAGCATATCTTTCACAGAGTTTTAAAAACATACGAGCTAGATTGTTAGTCATCTTGCCGTGTTCTTTGTTAAACTCACCGGTGTCTAACGGACCCTTCCAGTGGCTCTTGCCTACTAGTATTAAATTATCATTGTCGTCAAACTTCCAATGTTGAAAGGGCGGAAAGTTTACTTTGTCATGACTGTCGGCAGTATTCTTCAGAGTCTTTTTACGACCCGGTGCTAACGGAATATGTTCAAAAGTCATGATGCGGAACACAACATCTACTTTTTTAATTGTTTTATAATCTACTTCGAACTCTTTTGCAGGCAGCTTTTTACCGCCTGTTATCACTGCCAGTTCGTGAGCTCGTTTGCTTAGTCGAGAAGCTTGATTTCTTTTTGCTTCAGCAATTGTTCTAACATTTATTTTGCTGATATTTGGCAAAATTAAATCATACTCACTGTAGTCGGGACTTGTAAAACTACAGTATGTATTTTTGCTTAGATGTATTTCTCGTAGTAGATCTTTGTTGGTTAAGTACTTGATTTTAGGTGGTTGCGCACTGATTGTCATAGTTATAGGGTTCTCCATTACTTATATAATAACACATTTTGTCAAGAATAAATAGACTAAAAGGAATATTTCTTATGGGTCTTTCGCTCAATCCGTTCTCCTCAATTCTTAGTTCAGCTAAGAGTGCAGTCAGCTCTGTTACCAATCAATTTGGCGGCGGCTTCGGTAGTGGCGGCATGAATGCCGGCATGCGTGGCCTTGAAGATACCGTTAACCAACTAGGTGGTGGCATAGGTTCGTCGTTAAACGGCCTCAGCGCAGGCGGGTTTGGTGATATAGGCACCGCATTAAAAGGCATAGGTAGTATTAGTAATGTTGCCGGCGACATAGGAAGAAGCATCAACAGTGTAGGAATTGGGGGTGCAATAGGTAGCTTAGGCGGAATAGCTAGTGCTATTTCCTCAGGTGCAGGCCAGCTTAATAATATACTTAGCTTGTTTAGAGGTAAAAACTTACCAGCAAGCGGTGAGCAGTTTGAACAACGGGGATCTTTTGTAGAACTACAATCAGGCAATGCCGAAGACTGGCGTGTTAGAATCAACTGCAACTTTGGGTTATTTGGCGAAGGAGCATTTAGCTTACTACAAGACACCAACGGTGTAGTTTGGCCTTATAATCCGTCAATTACTATTGCTACTAAAGCTAACTATTCGCCGTTAGAACCGGTACACAACAACTATACCATGTGGGCTTATAAAAATAGTTCAGTTGAAGATATACAAATTTCTGGAGAATTTAGCTGTGAAACAAATGAAGATGCGGCCTACTGGATACAGGCAACAACATTCTTTAAAGCCTCTACAAAAATGTTTTTTGGTAAAAGCACCAACGCCGGAAACCCCCCAATTATTTGCAACCTAAGCGGTTACGGTCCCGGGGTGTTGAATTCTATCCCAGTTATAGTAAAACAGTTTTCAGTTGAACTACCCGAAGATGTAAATTACATTAAATGTACTTCTAATAATTTTGGTCAAGCTACTTGGGTTCCTATTCTAAGTAAAATTTCTGTTACAGTATCTCCTATATACAATAGAAGCAAGCTCCGTCAATTCAGCCTACAAGAATATGCATCAGGCTCAATGAGCACCAAGGGATATATCTAATATATGGCAACGCAATCTAACACAGTCAAATACAAAAAAACTAGCCCCTGGGCTACGACCAAACAGAATAGATTATATCTTGACATACTGTCAATTCGCCCAGTGCCTGCAGAAAGTGATGACTTCAAATATGTGATTGAAAATCAATATCGAAATAGGCCCGATTTACTGGCCTTTGATCTTTACGGAGACCCAAAGTTGTGGTGGGTGTTTGTACAAAGAAATATGGATGTTATCAAAGATCCAATCTATGACTTTGAACCAGGAACAGTTATTTTTATTCCTAAGAAATCAAATCTACAAAATTACTTAGGAATATAATATGTGGGATGATATAGGATATTCTGGCAGCACTTACGAAGACGACCCAGGAGTAAAAAACATTCCGGAAGGGGTTGCATCAGTTGTAACAGGTGCCACTGAAGCATTAGCCAGTTGCAATATCAGTGACTTTGCTAAATTACCAGCTATTGACTTTTACAGTCTTGCCGGGTTTCAGCAACAATCAAATGCCGGCGGCCCGCCATATGAAAATATCCTTGAACAATTTGCATCATACACTCCCCTGTGGACATTAGCTTGCCTTACTCCAAATCAGTTTAATGATCCTAGTTTGTATCGTGGAAGACCGGGTGCGTTACAAAATGTAGTATTTTCTTCAGCAGGCCGATTTGCCGGTCAGAGAGCACAAACTATTGTTGGGGCACCTGAATATTTTGTTAACAATTTTGACATGAAGATGACCTTGGCCGCTACCAAAGCCAGCGGCTCAACTAATGTTATTACTTTTGCCTGGGAAGTCTTTGAACCTTATTCAATGGGTTATTTTATTCACAGTTTACAAGCTTCGGCTATTAGTGCAGGTTATCCTAATTACAACGGAACTCCATATCTATTAAAATTAGAATTTGTTGGACATAAAGACAACGGACAAATGTTTGGCAGCAGTGAAGCACTGAACAAATATTTTGTTATACAATTTAAATCCGTTAATTTTACAACCAACGAAGGTGGTAGCACATACAAATGCGAAGCAGTACCTTGTAACCATTTAGGATTCACTAATGTTGCGCAACAGATAGTAAACAACATTAAACTTCGCGGAGAAAACATCAAAGAAATGTTAGTAGCTGGAAATACCAGCCTATGCAAAATTCTTAATAAAGAACAGTTAGATCAGGTAGGAAAAACACAAGACACCGCAGATCAGTATATTGTTGTCTTTCCAGAAAAATGGAACGACCCCATCGGCTTACCAGGTGCTGGCGCTGAACAGTTTGAAACTGAGCAACGAGCAATAGTCAATCCTCAAGAACCTGATTCTGCGCCCATTAAAGGAAGAACTGGTCAAGATTCACAAAGCTACGGTGACGGTATTATCGGAAATAGTAGTCTAGGATTTGGAGCCACTTCCGGCGGTAATATAAATTTTGGATTTGAAAATGATGTCACTGACGAAGCCACAGGTCTAATTAAAAGAAATTCGTTAACCATTGATCCTAAACAACGAGAGTTTTCTTTTGAAGCCGGAGCCACAATTCAAAACGTCATCCAAGAAGTTATACTAAGTTCCGACTATGCAAAAAATGCCCTTGACCCGGCAAAGTTAGACAGCGAAGGAAGAATAAGTTGGTTTAGAGTAGATGTACAACTTAAGATTGGAAATTATGATCTTAAGAGAAATTGTCGCCAGCGAACCTATATTTTTAGAGTGTTGCCCTTTAAAGTCCACTCTAGCGTGTTTAGAAATCCCACAGCTAATCCTCCGGGATATCCAGGCCTTAATAAAATTATTGGAAAAGAATACAAATACATCTACACAGGTCAAAATAATGATGTTCTAAAATTTGACATACAAGTTAATCAATTATTCCACACAGGTAAACAGCCTACTCTAGCGGAAAAAAGCGGATCAGTGGTTGCAACTGCAACTTCTCAGACAAAAGAAGACAAAGACCAAAAATATGAAGTTCCTGATTCTGATTCAGCAGATGCTTCTACTACTGTAGATAGTTCTCCTGCTTTTGGCGATATAAATGTGACTAAACAAACAACTAAAGGTGGATCTGGTGCGCAGGACGTAGCTAGACGAGTTGCAGAAACACTAAAGAATGCCATTCTAAATCAAGGCACTGGCGACATGACCAAGATTAGTCTAGATATTATTGGCGACCCTTATTGGATCAGTGACAGCGGCATGGGTAACTATTTAGGCGATGAATACGACGGACAGCCCTATCTTATGAGAGACGCCGGCGGTAGTGTAAATTATCAAGGAGCGGATACTCACATAAGAATAATTTTTAGAACTCCAATAGAACCTAATCTTGGCACCTCAGGAGTAGGAGGACTGTATAATTTTCCACCTAACGAACCAATTAATCCCTACAGCGGAATTTATAAGGTTCTTTATGTAACTAATAAATTCAGCGACGGAAAATTTACGCAATCAATAGAAGCCACTCGTATGCCTAATCAGCCACAGGACTACGATCCTTACAAAGGACCAAGTAAAAACCCATTTGCGGCCGATACCAGCAAACAAGACAGGCCAGCTATTGGTGTTAATGATGATGCTCCTGAGATTGTCAGTGTAAATGCGGACGGATATTCGATCGGTATTGATGTTATAAACGACGAAACAGGTGAAGTAAGTAATTTAAAACGCAACCCCGAAACAGGGGAGCTATATGACCCAGGAACATAAATGGCACAAGTAAAAAGAGAATCAGCAGATAAACCAAGTGATATTTCAGGAGGCCCCTATCTTGCTAAAATCATCAGTCACTTAGATCCTACATTTATGGGAGGCCTAGAAGTTACTCTTCTAAGACCAGATGGTAATTCTATTGGCGAAGGTGGTCAAACCTATCCAGTAAGATATGCTAGTCCATTTGCCGGACAAACAGCTTTTGAATTTCAAGGATACAATGAAGATGACTTTAACGACACACAAAAAAGTTACGGTTTTTGGTTTGTGCCACCTGATGTAGGAAATACGGTATTGGTATTTTTTATTGAAGGTGATCCTAGCCAAGGATTTTGGATGGGCTGTGTTCCTGACAAATTTTCAACTCACATGGTTCCAGGTATTGCAGCCAGTAGGGCTGTGGCCTTTGCCGAAGGTGAACAAGAAAAGTATGACACTGGATTGGTACCAGTTGCTGAAGTAAATCGTCGTGCAAGCACTTTAGAAGAAGGCACAGAAGTTGATAAAGTCAAACGAGCAGTACATCCTATTGCAGACCATTTTTTAGAAGAAGGTTTATTAGAAGATGATATTAGGGGTATAACACGATCTACTAGCCGTAGAAATGTACCTAGCAGTGTTTATGGCATTTCAACACCGGGACCATTAGATCGAAGAAATGGTGCGAAGAAATCATTTATTGGAAAATCAGATAGTCAAAGTCCAGTACCTGTGCCTGTGAGTAGATTAGGCGGAAGCCAGTTTGTCATGGATGACGGCGACGACCGTTATCAGCGTAGAACTAATGCTAGCGAAGGCGGCTACGATTATGCAGATACCTTAGACGGCGACGCCGGTGAACCAGCAATACCGGCCGACGAATATATTAGACTGCGCACAAGAACAGGGCACCAACTATTATTACACACCAGTGAAGATTTGATCTATATAGGCAATAGTAAAGGAACTAGTTGGATTGAAATGACCAGTGACGGTAAAATTGATATTTTTGCAGAAGACAGCATTAGTATCCACACCAAGCAAGATTTTAATTTTTACGCTGATCGTGATTTTAACTTTGAAGCCGGACGAAATATCAATATGAAAGCTTCTGCGGTACACGAAACAGGTGGTGGTAACTTCCGTGTAGATACAGAAGCCAACACTAGATTTTTTGTCAAAGGTGATACAAAAATTACCACAGAAGGTGAAGTACACATTGCTACATTAATGGACAATCATATAACTTCTGTAATGAATAATAACTTTAAAAGTATTTTGAGTACCTATATTCAGTCTAGTTTAGATACCCATGTTAAAGCCGGAACCAGCGTTAATATTCAATCTGGTACAGGTATGGATATTAAATCCGGCACAGCAATGCAGGTTACCGCAGGAGGAAGCGGTAGTTGGGGAGCAGCAGACTTAACTTTCTCTGGTGGAACAATAGACCTTAATGGTCCTGACGCCCCAGCTGCCGGTGCAGCAACAAAAGCAACAGCAGCTACTCCTACACTAGCATTAGGAATTAACGGAAATGTAGTAATTAATCCAGCAGCAGCCGAATGGGTAGGTGCAAGATATAATACAGAAACTCCTTTAGAAAGCATCATGTTCAGAATACCCATGCACGAGCCATGGCCAAATCATGAGAACTTAGGTCCGCTTTCTTGGAAGCCCGATCTAACTGATAGAGAACAAGCCGGCGGCGGCGAAGACGGAGCAGCAGCAGGTGGCGACGAAGGTGGCGAAGAAGACGCCGGACCAGAGGAGTTATAAAATATGGCAAAACTATACAATCAACAATCAGTAGCAACTAACAAAGCTACTACCGCTCAGACCAGTTCTAGTTTTAGATACAAGGGTTTTAGTTCTAACGAAACTAAAAACAATTTTAAACTCTATGATATCGATCTAGTTAAACGAGATCTAATGAATCACTTTTACATTCGCAAGGGTGAGAAATTAGAAAATCCCAACTTTGGCACAATCATTTGGGATATGTTGTTTGAAAACTTTACCTCAGAAGTTCGTAGATTGATCACAGAAGATGTTGAACAAATCATCAATTACGATCCAAGAGTTAAGGTCAATGCATTGACAATTGACAGTACAGACCAAGGCATTAGAATACAAGCAGATGTTGTTTATCTGCCGTTTAATGTCAACGAGCGCATGACTTTTGACTTTGACAAGACAAACAATATAGTAAACTGACCGGTTTATTTTTTAGGGTAAATATGTGATAGGGCAAGAAAAACAATGACTACGACTACTAGACAAACGAATTTAATACTAAATCAGGACTGGACAAGGATCTATCAGACCTTTAAAAGTGCTGACTTCAAAAGCTACGACTTTGAAAATTTGCGTAGAGTTATCATCACATATCTGCGTGAAAACTACCCAGAAGATTTCAACGATTACATTGAATCTAGTGAATATCTAGCACTAATTGATGCAGTTGCTTTCTTAGGGCAGAGTCTAGCATTTCGTATTGATCTTGCCAGCAGAGAAAACTTTATTGAATTAGCTTCTCGTAGAGAAAGCGTCCTTCGTATAGCTCGTATGTTGAGCTATAATGCGAAGAGGAATATTGCCAGCAAAGGTCTGTTGAAATTCGATACCGTCAGCACTACTGAAAACGTCCTTGATGCCAACGGCAGAAATTTATCCCGTCAAATTATTCAATGGAATGACTCGACTAATCCCAACTGGAGAGAGCAGTTTAACGCCATACTAAATGCTGCCATGGCAGACAACACTGAAATTGGCCGCAGTCAAGGAAACGCCACAATTCAAGGAATTCCTACAGAGCAATATAGATTTAGAACTGCCAGCAGAGATGTTCCAATTTTTACATTCAATAAAAATGTTGCCGGTCGTGCTATGCCTTTTGAAATGGTAAGCACCGCATTTAAGGGCAGTGAAGAAATTTACGAAGAAGCGCCAGTTCCCGGTAATCAACTAGGATTCGTCTACAAGTCAGACGGCAAAGGTGCCGCCAGTACCAACACAGGATTTTTCTTGATGTTTAAACAAGGAAGTCTAGAACTTGCAGACTTTTCAATAGCTGTACCTACCACAAATGAAAAAGTAGCAGTGGATGCCGACAACATCAATAACAGTGATGTGTGGTTATTTCGACTGGCAGCAAACGGTGCTCAATTAGATCCGTGGACACAAGTATCTAGTCTAGCAGGCAACAACATTGCCTACAACAGTATCGAAAAAGACATTAGAAATATCTACTCTATTTCTACTAAGAACTCAGACAGAATTGATTTAATTTTTGCAGACGGAGTCTACGGAAACTTGCCGCAAGGTCCTTTTAGAGTTTATTATCGTGTTAGCAATGGATTATCATACAGTGTACTTCCTAATGAAATGCGTGGAATTAATATTGAAGTTCCTTATGTAAACAAGTCTGGTCAAAGTCATGTTCTTAAAATCAGTATGAGTTTAAAATACACAGTAAGCAATAGTGTTCCAGCAGAAACTGTAGAAAGTATTAGAACAAAAGCCCCTGCTCAATATTATACACAGAATAGAATGATCACAGCAGAAGACTATAATCTTGCACCACTTACTAGCAGTCAAGACATATTAAAAGTAAAAGCTATTAATCGAACCAGTAGTGGAGTTAGCCGTAATTTTGATATTATTGATGCCAGCGGAAAATATTCCAGTGTAAATGTATTTGCTGATGATGGAGTAATTTACAAACAAGATAGTGAAAAAAGTCTAGCATTTAAAACAGTTAGCAGAATTGATACAATTAACTTTATTCGTCAAAGCATTGAACCTTTGTTTACAGATACCGGCGTTTATAATTTTTATTTTACCAAGTACGATAAAATTTTGTTCACTGATATAAACACACAGTGGACACAAATTACTTCAGATGTAAATGAAAGTACAGGATATTTTATTAACGCAGTTGACTTAACTTTGCAAAAAGTAAGTTCTTATACAACCAACACTTTGAAATATGTTGCCGCTGGTGCAATGATTAAATTTATACCTCCTACCGGTAAGAGTTTTAAACGAGGTGAATTAGTTACTACAGACGCTAACGATCTAGACCAAACTGATAGACTATGGACCAAGGTTATTCGAGTAGTAGGCGATGGAACCAATGCAGGCCGTGGAACTTTAAGTACCGGTAAAGGCCCAGTAACTTTTAACGATACTATTCCTACAGGCGCAATAGCTAGTAGAATTATTCCAAAGTTTGTGAACAATTTGCCAGAGGCACTCGAAACACAAATTGTAAACTTGTGCGCCGAAAACAAAAATTTTGGTCTTAGATTTGATGTTGCTACAGCGTCATGGAAAATTATCACTGCGCCAAACATTGATTTAATAAATGCATTTGCACTAGGAAAAGCAGGTGACACCTCAAATAATAACCTCGACACCAGTTGGATTATTGCTCTTACTAAAGAAGCAGATGAATATCAACTTCGTGTTAGAACTTTAAATTATATATTTGGCAGTCTTGAACAAAATAGATTTTATTTTGATGTTAATCAAAAAATCTATGACGGCAAAACAGGAAAAACAATCAAAGATCAAATACGAGTATTGGGTATCAATACTATGCCAAACAATCCTCTCGCTCTCAAACAAGACCTTATTTTTGAAGTTGATGACTCGATTAAGTTTGAAGACGGGTATCAAAGCTCAGAAGAAATCCAAGTAGCATTTAGCGACAGCGATGACGACGGTGTTATTGATAATGCAGATGCATTTGAACAAATTGTTGGAGTAGATCAAGATTTAAATTATCTATTCTTTACAGAAGTGGTAGATAGCTTTGGTAATATAATTTACACATACTTTGATAATAGCACAGATTTAATTCTAATAAGTGCAAGTGAAGATCAAATCAATGTCAATGAATATCAAGATGGCCAGTTAATTTATTTTTATGACAGTGCTGAAGATCGCGTTAAACGTGTAGATACTGCATCAAACAGTTTAATTCTAGAATCGGGTTATAGAGCAAATATTGGACGATCGGGATTAAAATTTCAGTATGTTCACAATGCCAATGTTGATCGAAGAATTGATCCTAGTGTTAGCAACATTGTTGATGTCTACTTATTAACAAGAAGTTACGATACTGAATTTAGAAAATATCTAAGTGGCGGATTAGTAACTAAACCTGAATCTCCTAACAGTGATAGTTTGCGTATTAGTTTTGGATCATCACTGGGAGAGATTAAATCAATCAGTGATGAAGTAATATACCATCCAGTGAACTATAAAGTGCTGTTCGGAGCAACAGCAGACTATGCCTTACAAGCACAATTTAAAATTGTTAAAAATCCAAATAAAACAATCAATGACAACGATCTTAAAGTTAGAATTATTTCAGCAATTAATGATTTCTTTGATGTAGCCAACTGGGACTTTGGTGATAGATTTTATCTCGGTGAATTAATCACATACATTACTAATGCAGTTACTCCAGATTTAAGTAACTTGGTAATTGTTCCTAGACAACCAACGCAGAGCTTTGGTAGTTTGTTTGAAATTCAAAGTGCTAACGATGAAATTTTTGTCAGTGGAGCCACAGTAGATGATGTTGTTATTGTAACAGCAATCACTGCTAGCGAAATCCGTGTAGCTGCTTCGGCAGTTATATCAGCAACTAATTTAGGGTAATTGTAGAAAATGGCAAATGAAATTTTCCCGGCAAGCGGGTTACCAATTCGCAGGACAGTAGATTTACTGCCACAGGTTTTCAAGACTGAGACTAACAGTAAATTTATGGCCGGAGTCATTGACCCTTTGGTCCAGCCGGGTGTTCTACAAAAAACTGTAGGATATGTTGGTCGTAGATATGGCAAGACCTACAAAGGCTCTGACATTTATCTCGATAGCGACAACACACTACGCAGTAGATATCAATTAGAACCAGGAGTAGTACTATCGGATGATCGAGGAAACATTGAAAATTTCTATGACTACATTGACTTTAAAAATCAACTTAGATTTTTTAATAACCTCAACGAGCGCGACGATTTAATTACCAGCCAAGATCATTACAGCTGGAATCCCCCCATCGAATGGGACAAGTTTGTAAACTTCCGTGAATACTATTGGGTTCCAAACGGTCCTCCAAGTGTTAAAGTTCTTGGACAAGGCGATGCAATTACTAGTACCTATAGAGTTCGTCAAGGTACAACATCAACATGGATTTTTTATCCAGACGGTTCAACAAACAATCCTACATTAACCTTGTATAGAGGGCAGACCTATAATTTTGCAGTTAACAGTCCTAGAGAAGGTTTTTATATTAGAACAGCTTTTGATACAGGCAGTTTAAAATACAATCCTTTCCTTCCTTATATTCCTAATCAACTTGCAGTCTATGATGGTAAATTGTGGAGAGCACTGACCTATGTTACAGCCAGTATTGATGGCACAATTGTTGAAGGCCCAGAGTGGGAAATTGTAGACGAGAATGTACAAACATCAAAGTTTGATTACTTCAACGGAGTAACTAACAACGGAGCTGTTAACGGCACCGTGACATTTGAAGTTCCCTTTGACGCCCCAGATATTCTTTACTATCAGAGTGCAATAAATCCTGATAGATTTGGTCGTTTCTTAATCCAAGACATCGAAGAAAATACCAGTATTAATATCGATAAAGAAATTATAGGCAAACAAAATTATACCAGCAGTAACGGAGTTGAGTTTACTAACGGCCTAATTGTACGATTTGGTGGAAAAGTTACTCCAACTAAGTATGTCAAAGATAATTGGTTAGTGGAAAAAGTTGGGAGAGAAATAACCCTAATTAAATTCTCAGATTTAACAGTACCTATTATTACAAGCCAAATTCCGGAAGTAATTTTTGATAACACAGGATTTGATACAGACCCGTTTGATGACGCCACTTCATATCCCGGAGAAAAAGATTACATTATAGTATGTAGGGCTAGTATTGATGCTAATCCATGGAGTAGATATAATCGTTGGTTCCACAAATCAACTCTAGAACAAGCACACAAACTAAATGGCACAGATTTTGAAGCAGGTGACAGTTTTAGAGCCAAGCGTCCTATTATTGAATTCCGTCCAAACCTTCAACTATTCAATCACGGTAGTATTGCTAAAACTCCTGTAGATTTTATTGATACATTTACAACTGATATTTTTTCTACAATTGAAGGAAGTCAAGGTTATAGCGTTGACGGAGAATTTTTATACCAAGGCGCTCGAGTATTATTTGTTGCAGACACAGACCAATTAGCTAATAACAAAATTTATCAAGTTAACTTTATTACACACAATAATGTTAGACAGATTACATTAAGAGCAACAGTTGATTCGGATCCTATCCTAGGTGAAGGTGTACTAGTTAAAAGTGGCAACAATAATAAAGGATTGATGTATCACTTTACTGGTGTTAATTGGGTACCTAGCCAAGAAAAAACAAAAGCCAATCAGTTGCCCTTGTTTGATCTGTTCGATAACAACGGCATTAGTTTTTCAGAAACAGCAACTTATCCTTCGTCAACATTTGCAGGATCTCCTATTGTGAGTTATAAAGTTGGCAATAGCATTGCTGACAGCGAATTGGGATTTAGCCTTGATTACTTAAACATAGATAATGTCGGCGATATTTCATTCACATACAATCTTGATAGAGATAGTTTTAGTTATTCTGTTAATCAAGAAACAATAACAAAAAATCTAAACACCGGATTTTATAGATTTAATCCCTTAGACGAGTTTGCCAACGGATGGACTAAATCAGACAGCGATTATCAGCAGCCAATTTTAGATAGTGTAGTTGTTACTGAAGCAACAAATAAAATTACTCTAGCAACAGTTGATTGGATAGCATTTAGTAGTCTCCCGTCTACAGTGATCTTTTATCTAAACGGACAAAGACACTTTGACAGTTACACTAGAGAAAACGGAATATTTACATTTGCCAACACATTTGCGGTAAACGATGTAGTATCGATTAAAATGTATATTGACATTGATCCGGACCAAGGCTATTATCAAATTCCACACGGATTAGAAAAAAATCCGTTAAATGATAACCTAACAGATTTTACACTGGGTCAGGCGATTGATCATTTATCGTCTGCGATGGAAATTGAAACACAGTTTTTAGGAGTATATCCCGGAACTAGTAACTTAAGAAATATTGACGGCTATCAAAATCGTTGTATGCGTTTCTTAAAACACTCCGGTATTGCACCAATGGCAGTATCGTTGCTTTGCGATAAAAATATTAACATTGTAAAATCTATTCAACATTCGCTAAGAGCCTACAGCAATTTTAAAAACGAATTCTTAAAAAGAATTGCCGAAATTAGCCCGCTGGATAATATTGTAGATTTTGTTGACGAAGTTATGTCAGCAATGACGGTGACAAAAGATTCATCAGATCCGTTTGCAGACAGCGATATGATTGGTAACGGAGCCCATGCAGATATAGTATATCTAGTAGAAGACGAAGGAATAAAAGTTTTTGCATTGAGCCAAACTTTTAATCTTACAGAACTTAGTCGTCGTGCAGTTTATGTTTATCGTAATGGTGAGCAATTAATTCACGGAACAGATTATGTATTTGACGGTACATTTGGATTTGTTAGACTTTCATTAACTCTAACCGAAGGCGATCAAATTGTAATTAGAGAATATACATCTACCGCCTTTAATTATATTCCTTCAACGCCTACCAAGTTAGGCCTGTATAAAAAATATCTGCCAAGAATTTATCTTGATGATACATTTGTAACTCCGCGTTTAGTAATACAAGGACACGACGGAAGCATTACTGCGGCCTATGATGACTATAGAGACGATGCAATTTTAGAACTAGAATTACGAATTTACAATAACATTAAGCAAGAATATAACGAAAACATTTTTAATATTGATACAGTATTTGGCGGCTATTACGGCAATGCACTGTACACTAAACCAGAATTAGATGCTATTGTTATACAGGATTTTTTACGCTGGGTATCTAACACTGACATCGATTACACCAACAATGATCAGTATTTTGACACTCAAAATAGTTTTACCTACACTTACAGCAACATGACAGATCCGACCAAGCTACAGAGCTTGCCGGGGTATTGGAGAGGCGTGTATCAATGGTTCTATGACACTGATCGGCCACATATTTGTCCTTGGGAAATGTTGGGCTTCAGCGAAAAACCTACATGGTGGGAAAGCGAATACGGTCCGGCACCTTACACTAGAGGTAACTTAATTCTTTGGGAAGATATTCGCGATGGAGTTATTCGTCAAGGAACAAGAGCAGGTACTCATAGTAGATATGCTAGATCTAGCATACTTGACCACATCCCAACAGATGGTGACGGTCGACTATTGAGCCCATTGGATTCTGGAATAGCTAACGATTTTACTTTAATTAATAATCAGGGTGATTACAGACCAGGAGATGTTAGCCCAGTAGAAGCCGCATGGAGATCCAGCAGTGAATGGCCGTTTTCGGTAATGGTTGCACTATGTCTGTTAAAACCTTTTGAATTTATCACAGACAGTTTTGATAGATCTAGAATGTCAGTTAACCAACTTGGCCAAACAGTATTTGCAGACTCTGGAGTGTTTTCTAAGATTTCTAATTTATTAGTTCCTGTAGTAGGTGGAACACAACTGTCTGGATTGGTAACATTTGTTTCTAGTTATGTTCGTAGTAAAAATCTAGATCCGCAAGTATTGTTAACACGACTAAACAATTTAGATGTTAAAATTTCTACTAGGATGTCCGGCTTTGTTGACCAAACAGAACAAAAATATTTGCTTGATAGCAAAAATCCAAGTGCCACTTCTAGCAGCATTTATGTGCCAAATGAAAATTATGATGTAATTTTCAATGTAGGCGTTCCTATGATTGGCATCGCTTACAGCGGAGTATTAATTGAAAAGTTAGCCGAAGGTTGGAAAATCAAAGGCTACGACAACCAACAGCCATACTTTAACTATTTTAAACCCATTGCTAGTAGTAGCGATCCATTAACATCGGTTGGGGGCACAAGTGCATCTTTCTTAGACTGGGCCGCAGACAAAGTCTATAGTAATGGCGACATAGTAAGAACTCAAAATATTTTTTATCGTGCCTTAAAGTCACACACAAGTACCGGTGTGTTTGATAAAACCCTTTGGAAGACCTTACCTAAACTACCAGTAGTTGGCGGCGTCGAAGCGTATTTTAGAAAAACATTTAGCCAATTAAAACCAACTCAATTGTACTACGGAACGGTTATTACTACCATTCAGGGAGTAGTAGATTTCTTGTTAGGCTATCAGGCCTATTTGAAAACGCAAGGATTTAGCTTTGATCGATATGATGCAGAAAATCAAGTGGCCTATAACTGGGGAACTAGCTGTAAAGAATTCTTGTTCTGGACCAAACATAATTGGGCAGTAGGATCTTTATTAACACTAAGTCCAAGCGCCGGCCAAGTTGACATGGAAATTCCGTTAGGAGTTGCTGACAGTTTGTTTGACAGTTTCTATGATTATCAAATATTTAAGAGTGACGGAGCTCCGCTATTACCTATATTTTTAAATGTTAACAGAGACTTCCAGTCAGTGAAAGTTAGTACAGTTAATACCAATGAAGGTATTTACTTTATTAAAGTATATTTTGTTCTTAAAGAACATATCACAGTCTTTGATGATCGCACAGTGTTCAACGATGTTATCTATGACAAGACCACCGGATATCGTCAAGAACGCATTAAGAGTCGTGGTTTCCGTACAGTTGACTGGGACGGCGATTATACCAGTCCCGGATTCTTGTTTGACAATGTAAACATCCAGGTGTGGAGTCCTTACACTGATTACAGATTAGGTGACATTGTTTCTTATAAGTCTTACAACTGGGTCAGCAAACGAAATCAGCAAGGCGCTGAATTGTTCGATACCACAATATGGGAAAAATTAGATACTACTCCAACAAAAGGCCTAGTGGCAAACTTTGATTATAGAATTAATCAATTTGAGGATTATTATGATGTTGATGCCGACGGACTAGGTAGCAGCCAACGAGATCTAAGTCGACATGTTATTGGATATCAAACACGAGAGTATCTACAGAACATGGCTGAAGATGCAGTAAGCCAGTTTAAATTATATCAAGGATTTATCCGTGAAAAAGGTACAGCAAATGCCATTACCAAAGTTTTTGACAAATTAAGTAGAACCAATACAGGCAGTATTGAACTCAATGAAGAATGGGCGTTCCGTGTGGGTCGATTAGGTGGTACCGAACAGTTTAATGAAACTGAATTTAGAATTTTAAAAAATGATTTTAAAATCAATCCCCAACCTGTAATTATTGCCCCTACAGATGCTAGTACTGATGTATTAGATCTGTATATGCGTGTGCCAGAAAAGAATTTTACAATTGCACCAATTCCGTTTACAGCTAACATTAATCCAGTTAAGAAATATAAATTAACTCCAAGAACAGCAGGATATGTAAATTCTTTTGATGTTGATTTTGCTGTTAAGAATTATGATGATATTTTAACTCTTAATATTTCAGAATTTGAAGAAAATTCTCATGTATGGATTACTTTCTACAACACTTCATGGACTGTGTTAAGATACAATATTTCTAAACTGTTATTAATCACCAATATTACTGTGGTTAAAACAAGAGTTGAAATCTCACTAGGAAGATCACACGGACTGTCTGTCGGTGATATCTTTGGCGTTAGAAATATTGAGAATCTAGAAGGATTCTATAAAATTACAGAAGTACCAGATAGAAGAACTGTTGTGATTCAAATTAGTAAAGATGCTAAGGAACCCAAGTGGCAAGCAGATGATATTATTAATTTAGAATGTTTTACTTCTGCTCGTTTTCCTACATATCAATCAGTTGACCTTGCTATCGCAGCATCATTGACTAGTGGAGCTAAATTTTGGATAGACACTAACGAATCAAACAATTGGGAAGTTGTTGAAAAACAAAAAATATTTTCAGCAACTGAAATTTCAGAATACGGAGTAACTAGTCCTAAAGGAAACGGAACAGCAGTATTATACATTGATATATTGACACAAATAGTGTCCTCAATGCCAGAAAGTAATCGAGTAGTTTCATATCTCGAACGATCAGACGGTCTTAAGCCTTTCCAGACATTTGAAAGACCTAATAGTATCAGTGCAGCAGCCTATAATGTATTTGGTGAAAGTTTGGCTGTTAGCCCAGACGGTAAATGGCTAGCAATTGGTAGTCCAAGAGCAACCGCAGTAAGGTCAGATTATCAAGGAATTTATAACAGCGATTTAGATTATTTTCAAGGAAACATAGTTTTACACAAAGGAAAACTATGGAGGGCTAAAGTTGACATCTATGCCCAGGACTATACCGGCGCCGATAGTACCCATGTTGGAGCAGATAGTACCTTTGCTAGAATTGATACCACCATGGAAGACTGGGAGCCGGCGCTAGTAATCACGGCTAATCAACAAGGATCAAGTACCGGATATCAGTATCAAGGTGCAGTATCTCTTTATGAGTGGAGCGGCCAAAGTTGGGTTGAAAGATATAGTTTTGTTAGTCCAAGACAAAATACCAATGAACAGTTTGGTTCTAAAATAACAATTGGAGTTGATTCTGGAAATTATTATATGGCTATTTCTGCACCAGGTGCAGAAAATAATAAAGGCCGAGTATATCTATACAAGTATGCTCCTCTAACTACCAATACTTCAGAAACAGTTACCTATAAAATAACAGTGGCGCCACCTCAGGGAATGGAAGCTGGTTACAAATATTACATCAATGAGCAGTATAGACCTAATCTATCACTAACAGTTGGAAACACATATATATTTGATCAAACTGATCTTAGCAATGTTTATTATCCTAACCCTGTAGATGGTACAGTAACCAACAAGCACCCTTTAAATTTTAGTAACGACAACATCAACGGAGTGTTAGGTGGTGGCACATTGTACACTACTGGAGTAACTTATCTCATTGACAATCGTACAGTTACCCAGGCACAGTATATTGCAGGGTTTGCTACTGCTACGACTAGAAAAGTTCAAATTACCGTAACAGAAAACACCAGCAGTATCTTGTATTATTATTCATCGGCAACATTGAATATGGGTAATTCTATAATTAGAAAATATCCTAATATTGCTAAAGAATGGCAACTAATTGAGAATCAAAACTTTAAAGGTGTTTACGATAACTCCGGCGCTAGATTCTACGAAGCCGGCGCCATTGTATGGTATAACAATGCACTGTGGCAGTCACTAGAAGACCAAACAGGCGATGGTAGTACTATCTCTGTTAACTCAAATCAGTGGACAAGATTAGATCCTATATCAACGCAAAGTTCATTGCCCACAAATATTGCTCTTGAAGACGATAGCTCAGATCCTACAGTTGGTTCGCTGTTATCTAATCAAGTTGCTGAATTAGTCAAAGAGGGAGACAAGTTTGGAACTAGTATGACTATGAGTCGTGACGGTATGACTCTAGTAATAGGATCACCAACTAGTGATGGACAATATTTTACTAATTATAGAGGTGTTTGGAATAGTTACCAAACATATAAAATCAACGATGTAGTTAAACAATCGGGTGTCTATCGCAGATTGAGTACAGCAACTTCAATAGGTGCAGATCCAGATAACGGATCTCCGTGGACATTAGTTGCAGCAGTATCAACTGCAACATCTGGAAAAATCTATATCTATAAAATGAATGCCTACGGCTTCTATAGTCTAATCCAGACAATCAATGCAGGTAGTTTGCCTGCGGTCAACGACTTGGCCCCAACAGAGATAATCAATTCTGGGGATTTGTTTGGATTCTCAATAGACATTGATAACTCCGGAAATGTTATAGTAGTTTCTAGCCCGCAAGCAGATAGCAATTTACAAAATCAAGGTAGTGTTTATATTTTCAAATACGACGATACAGAATATCGTCTAAAACAAAAACTTCAAAGCTATGAAATTTATAACAATGAGTTATTTGGTTTTAGTGTTTCTATCAGTGAACGCGGCGAGCGTGTGGTAGTTGGGGCAAAAAATACTCCTTATAAATTACCGACTAGATTTGATCTAGCTTTAGGAACACGATTCGACGGCAATAGAACAACATTCTCCGAAGATCAAGGTTATCCTGGACAGGTTTATGTATTTGAACTTAAAGATCAAACTTATATACTTTCTGAAAAATTAGAAGCCGATATAACAAATAATGAAGGATTTGGATATTCGTTAGACAGCACAGCGTCAGTAATTTTAACAGGTTCTCCAAGCTATGCTACTTCGGGCATGACTAGAATATTTAGAAAGGATGTTACCAAAGACAGCTTTACGGTTGTTGCAGAAGAATCGCCTATGGTGAATATCAATCTGTTAAAGAGTGTTGCTCTGTATGATGACGAGCATTATTTAAAAATTGCAGATCTAGATATTATTGATGTAAACAAATTAAAAATTCTTGGTCGTGCAGAACAAGAAATTAAGTTTAAAACTCTATACGATCCGGCCAGTTATACCAACGGTACTACCGAAGTTGAAGTTGACGCTGACCGAGCCTGGTTTGAAAAAAATGTTGGAGTAATTTGGTGGAATATCAGTACAGCTAAATGGGCTCATTATGAGCAAGGGGATCTTGCCTACAGAGCCGGCAACTGGAATCAACTGGCCCCGGGCGCCAGCATTGACATCTGCGAGTGGGTTGAAAGTTCAATGAGTCCAACTGACTGGGCCAAAATGGCAGACACCGCAGACGGATTGTCTGCAGGAATTTCTGGACAACCTTTATACAATAATACAGCATATTCTATTAAGCGATTTACAAATCCTAATACAGGATTATCATACGGAACAAAGTATTATTTCTGGGTTAAAGGCAAAACAATTACACCAACAGGTGTACCGGGTAGAAACATTTCTGCAGCCAGCGTTGCAACTTTAATTGAAAATCCTGCCAGCGATGGTACCCCAATACTTGCTATCATTGACACTGACAAGTTTTTAACCTACAATTTAAGTTCGGTTATTACAGGCGACTCTGCCTTAATAAACATCGAATACTACAATTCAGAACGAAGACCTAATGCAACACATACAGAATACCAGTTACTAACAGAAGGTGTTGCAGATAGTCTGCCAAGTAATCCGCTTGAACAAAAATGGATAGACAGCCTAGTTGGATTTAATCAGGCAGGCAATCCTGTACCTGATCCTACACTATTACCTAAACAGCGTTACGGTCTAGCATTTAGACCTATACAAACAATGTTTGTTGATCGCGGGACAGCATTAAAAATTGCAATCGATAGAAGCAACGACATACTTTTAACAAGACCGTTTGCTGATCTAATTGATTTTGAAAATTTAAATCGTATCGAAGCAATACCTAATTCAACACTAAACCTTTACGACTTAACAGTAGACTCATTTGTTGAATTATCAGAAGTTGGTATTATTAGAATTAGTCCAGCAGTATTAAGTGCAAATATTGTTGACGGTGAAATAGACACTATTGACATTATTGATGCAGGCTTTGGATATCGTACAACACCTCCTGTTAAAATAGTTGGTGACGGACTCGGCGCCAAAGCCACTGTTACTCTTGACCTTCAAGGCAGAATTACCTCTGTTACTGTTGTACAGAAAGGTAGAAAATATACTACTGCTGATGTATCGGTAAGAAACTTCTCAGTATTAGTTAAAAACGATACAACCTATAACAACTACTGGTCTATCTATTTCTGGGACAGTGTTAGAGAAGGTTTCTTTAAGAGTACAGTACAATCATACGACACTACAAAATATTGGAGTTACATTGACTGGTACGCTACCGGGTACAGTTCAGTAACTCGTATTGTAAAAGAAATATTGGATCTATACCTTGAACCTACTATTAAAATAAAAGTAGGCGATGTTATCAAGATCAAAGAATACGCAAACGGCGGCTGGGCCTTGCTTGAAAGAGTTATAGACGGCAGCGGAAATATTCTTGGCAACTATATTTTAGTTGGTCGCAAAAACGGCACAATTAAAATTAATGAGTCAATATACAATGTCAAAGTATATGATTATCAAACTTCGTATGACGAAGTCACTTATGACAATCAACCAACGCAAGAATTAAGATTTATATTTGCTGCACTAAAGGAAAATATCTTTATTGATGATCTAAGAGCAGAGTGGAATAAATTGTTCTTTGCCAGCATTCGTTATATATTCTCGGAGCAGTTATATGTTGATTGGGCTTTTAAAACCAGTTTCTTAAATGCAATACATAACATTGGCGACTTAGAACAAAAAACAAATTACAAGAACGACAACCTTGCAAGTTTCCAAAGTTATCTAGAAGAAGTAAAACCATTTAGAACAACAATTAGGGAATACACCAGCAGGTACACTGATATAGATCGTCAGGGTGCAGCAATAACAGACTTTGATGTGCCACCAGCATATGATGTTAGAGAAGGGCAAATACTGCCAGTATTAGAAAATTCTAGTGTTATTGATACCTATCCTTACAAGTGGTGGAAAGACAATCACACTTATTCTATCACTGATATTGTTGTTTCTGATGCAGGAGCAGATTACAAAGATGCTCCTAAAGTTGTTATTACAGGAGATGGGTCTGGAGCAACAGCACAGGCATATATTGCCAACGGCTCTGTATCCGGAATTAAAATATTAACACCTGGTACCGGATACACTACTGCTTCGGTGAGTATTGTTGGAGGCAACGGAACATCTGCCAGCATTGCAAAAGCTGTGGCGATCATTAGTGATAGCAAAACAAGAACTTTTGATCTAACAGTTAAGTTTGATAGAATTACTAAAGAAGGCACTTACCAAGAGTACTCATACAGTCAAGAGTTTGTTGCTAATGGATTTACATCAATATTTGAATTAAGTTATCCTCCAGTACGAGATAAGACAAAAATTGCAGTAACCATCAATGACGAAATTATATTAGATAGTGCATATGTAATTACATTTTATAAATCTAGCACAGACGAATATAGTTTGTTAAGAGGTAAATTAAAACTATTATCTTTGCCAACTTCCGGTGATGTTATAATAATTGTCTACGAAAAAGCCGATGAAATATTAGAAGCAGTTGATAGAATTAACAAATACTACAGCCCAACTAAAGGCATGATTGGTAAAGAGATCAACCAACTAATGACAGGTATTGACTTTGGTGGAGTGCAAATCCAAGGAACTACATTTGATGTTTCGGGTGGTTGGGATGCCCTTCCGTGGTTTACTGACACCTGGGATTCTGTAGAAGCTAACTCAGACTTCTATTATGTAGTCGATACTCAACCGTATACATTAACTGGTGTCGACAGTCGATCAATTACTTGGAAAGCAGGTTCTGTAGTTCAATACGGAAACAAGCAATATCGTGCAGTAGTTGACAATGCTGATAAACCTCCAGTTGAGTTTCCGGCCGTTTGGGAAGAATTAACAATTCTATTACCGTTTACTCCTACAATAGGGCAACAGTTATCTGTTTATCTAAAGCGTACCGGATTGGGATCTCCTAGAAGTATTGATACATTAGATTCCGCAGGAGCCCCAGTGGTGGTCTACGATCAAGGTATAGAAGAATCTCGTACCATCCGCATAGACGATCCAAATTTTGGAGGTGCTGGAGTTACAAACTTATCAGCTGTTATGCCTACTGTTATAGGCGACGGCTCTACAAACAGCGTTGATGTTCAGCGGTATGTTCAGATAGAAAATGGAGATACACTGATATTCCGCCCAATGGATAGTGACGGTACAGTTAATATCACTGACATTAATATTATTGATACAAATTTAACTGGCGGTTCGTTGAGTGCAGTCAGCGGAGCATATATTACAGCCACAGGCACAGCATCAGAAGACATTGTAGTCGATGGCAGCAAATTTATCAGTCCAGATCAAATACCTGCACCAGAAGAAAATATTCCGGGACAGGTCATAGACAGTGTTTCTATCAAAGTATTCCATACAGTTCAAACTGGTGCAACACCGTTACAGTCTCGTATATTAAAGAGTAATGGAAGAGACAAGCGTTTTGCTATCGGACTAACTGTGCTTGATAGTGCATCTGTGATGGTATATGTTGATAAAGTAAAATGCGAAATTAATTCAGCAGACAGCAGCATAGAATATATCATAGATTATAACACCAACGAAGTGGTGTTTACTAATGCTCCAATACACAATTCAGTGATTGAAATTATTTCTATCGGTGTTGGCGGCGCAGCTCTACTTGACTATCAAGAATTTGAAGCCGACGGCGATACACTATTTTTCTTAACTAGAGCAAATTTTGCTGATACAGCATCGGTGGTTGTTACGGTTGATGGCGTCGATGTTGACGCACTTCCTATCAATAGTTCTGAAGTATTGGATATCACAAACAAAACACTAATACAGTTTGCCAACAAACCAGAGCGCCGACAGATTGTAAAAATTGTTTGTCTAGGAGCCATTTTGGATGTTGACTCGTCAGCCAACTCGTTAGTACGAGTTAATCAACAAACTCTAGTATTTGACGGAAGCACATTGAGTTACGATTTAGATCAATTTGTAAATCTAGAAAGAGCTAGTGCATCTGGTGCCGTCCTAGTTGAAATTAATGGTATCCAATTAAAAGGTGTTGATACTGAATTTGCGGTATATGACGGAACTAATAATGTTATTTTAATAGGGCAAGATCCTATTGAAGCTCCTAACACTGCTACACAAACCAATATTCAGGTTTATGTCAACAATGAATTAAAAAGAAATATTCTTGATTATGTCTATAACGGAAATGAAAATACAATAACAGTCGACACCGAAGTACTGGCAATCAACGATGAGATCAAAGTCATTGTTGATATTAGAAGTCAATATACCTTTACAGGAAATAACATTGTTTTTAACGGAACTAGTTTTGTGGAAAACGATAGTACAACTACACTTCAAGAAGGGGATCAGATTACAGTTACTTGGTTTAGTGAATATCCAAGTATGAATATCATATCCGATCAATATACTGGAGGAAAAGTTCAGTATCAATTGGCAAGAGAACCAGTTAGTGCCAGTTATATCTGGATCTATAAAAATGGTCATCGTCTAACACAAGATCAAGACTATGAGGTATCCATTCCTAGAAATGTTGTCTACTTAAAAACCACATCAGTAATCAATGACGAAATTAAAATTGTACAGTTTGGCAACTATCTAAGGCGTGCTCCGTTAGCATATGAGGTGTTTAAAGACATGTTAAACATCTATCATTTCAAACGATTCAGCATTGATAAAGCTGTAACACTATCTCAAGATTTAAATTATTACGATCAAGTAATGTATGTTACAGACACTGCTGATTTATTTGATCCAATTAAATCTAGAAATATTCCCGGAACTGTTTATATCAACGGTGAGCGTATTGACTACTTTGAGAAAACTGCTACTACATTATCTCAGCTGAGAAGAGGCACTAACGGCACATCAATTAAAGAAACTCATGCTATAGGCAGCAATGTAGTTGATGTTGGTAGAGTTGAAAGTCTTCCGTACAACGAAAGCCAAGAAAGGCTAGACTTTGTCAGCGACGGAAGTAGCTTATTAGTTGGTCCGTTAAACTATGTTCCAGAAGCAGCAACCAGAGCTGATTGGACAAGAACGACCATTCCTGTAGGTTACGAACCTTGCGATCAAATTGAAGTATTTGCCGCAGGTCGACGCTTAAGAAAAGACCCCATAACAGTCTACGATCAAGCAATTAATATTACCAGTCCACAAGCTGATAAAGTGTTAGAAGCTGAATTCAGTGTAGACGGTGTAAACGATTATATTCGATTAACATCTACGGTACCTGCAGGAACACGCATCACTGTTATTAGAAGAATTGGTAAAACTTGGTATGATAGAGGAGAAACAACTGCTTCGTCAGGTATTACTCTGTTGAAAAACACAAGTTCTATTGCTGAATTTCTAAAACAAAAGAGCACCGAACTGCCTGAATAAATATACTATGGAACAGAAAAACACAAGTGAATTAACTATGAAAAACGAAAAACCAAAGGAAAATTCTCAACCTAACGAGACTGCGGGATGGCATTTTGAAGGCCATATCAAGATTTTTGACCCTGAAACCGGCGAAGTATTTCAAGACAAGCGTAATGCTATTCACTATGAAAATATGAGTGTTGCTATGGTTAACAGTCTAAGCAATCAAGGGCAGGGGTGGATTTACCAAATGGCCTTCGGCAGCGGCGGAACTACTGTCGATCCTACCGGCCTAATTACCTATCTAACGCCTAATACTGTTGGAGTAAACACTGGTTTGTATAATCAAACCTACGCTAAAATTGTTGATCAAAATTCTATTGAGAATGTGGACCCAACAAGAAACAAAATGGAAATTCGACATATCAGCGGAGCAACTTACAGCGATATTGTTATTAGCTGCTTATTAGATTACGGCGAGCCAGTTGGTCAGCAGGCCTTTGATAACAGTGTTGACATGAACAGTAGCTATGTTTTTGATGAGCTAGGTCTTAAAAGCTACAATCCAAATGGAGAAGGTAAATTGCTTACTCATGTAGTATTCCATCCTGTACAAAAGTCGTTAAACAGACTGCTTCAAGTGGATTATACAATCCGTGTACAGAGCTTAACTGGTTTCACAGAGGTATAATAAATGCCATACATCATAAATTTTACCGACAGAGAAAACAAGACCCCGATTACGGTCTATGATAATACTTCTAATGCAGACACAAGTTTAGACTTTCCAGGCCGCAATGTTACAGGTTACGGACAAATTATTGCTGAAAACTTTTTAGCATTGTTAGAAAACTTTGCCAGCGGGTCAGCCCCAGCAAACCCAGTTGAAGGTCAACTGTGGTACAATTCTCTAGAAGGCATTTTACAAATTTGGGATAACACCCAATGGAAAGCAGCCAGTAATATTCAAAAAAGTACCAGCGAACCTTCAGTAGAATCTGCTAGAGTTGGCGAACTCTGGGTTGACACAACTAACCAACAGTTATATGTATTTTCTGGATCAAGTTGGATTTTAGTCGGACCTAACTTTTCTACAGGTTTGCAATCTGGTCCTGTTGTAGAATCTATTATTGATAGCGATAACTTTGATAGAGTTATTGTAACCTTTTATGTAGAAGACAAACCAATTATTGTTATCAGTAAAGACAGCTTTACTCCTAAAAATTCTATTAACGGCTTCTCAGCAATTAAAACGGGTATCAACATTACTAGCCTTGATATTGGCGAAGGCGGCTTCCTACCAAAATTTTACGGAACAGCAATTGCTGCAGATTCACTAAATGTTGCAGGTACCGCGGTTGCCGCATCTAAGTTTTTAAGATCAGATACTACTAATACAACTGAACAAAATTTCAATATTAGAAATAATGCAGGTCTTACAATCGGTATTGATGGGACATTTAGTTTAACTTCAACCTCAACAGCCGCTAAGATATACAACGCCACAGCAGGTGCTAGTATTGATCTTCAAACTAACCGAAACGGTGTTCCAGATACTGTTCTAAAAATTGTTAACAACACAGTGGGTGTTAATGTAGCCGCACCCGACGAAGCACTGGTTGTCAGCGGCAATATTAAAACTGACGGCAGTTTAATTCTCACTGGAATTGCTGAAAGCACCAACTTTAATAACGGTAGCTTTAGAACCGCAGGCGGTATAGCAGTAACTAAAAATGCTCTTATCGGCAAGAACATTGATATTTACGGCCAAACAATTACAACTTCTATTGAGCCGAGAGAAACAGAAAGATACGACAGTGGAAGTTTAACAAGACGATGGAACACTGTTAGGACTAAAACTCTTATTGCAGATACTTTAGTTGGAGCACTGGAAGGTAATATTATTGGTAACGCCACTACTGCAACCAACCTGCGTTTTCCAACAACTTTTAAAATGCAGGGAGATGTAACTTCTGCAAATATCACATTTGACGGACAAGTTGGCGGTACTACAAAGACCTTTGACACAGTTATTACTTCTGGAATTATTTCCAGTAAAGTTCAACCTAGTCCTAATGTATCAAAAGCTGATGATTATGTACTTGTCTTTAGATCAGGCGAAGGTCTATTAAAAGAAACTAGAGATGTGTTTGTTGGGGATCTTGGAGTGCCAGTTGGTACAATTTTGCCATTTGCCGGATCTGCAGCACCCTATGGTTATCTATTGTGTGACGGCAGCGAACAAGAAATTTCCAAATATCTAGCATTATATAATGTTATTGGTAATATCTACGGAACAGCATTTAGAGGCCAACAAATTCCAACTTCGTTGACTTTTGTATTGCCTGACATGCGTGGTCGCTTTCCTCTAGGTAAACACGACATGGATAACAACAACACCGTTCCATTAGGTGGCGGATTTACAGATGCTGGCGGCGGATTGCCTAGTAGTGAAGCTATTCCGGCAGGCAGATTTGTTGTAGGTCGTAGATACACGATTGCCAGCGTTGGTTCAACTAACTGGACTAATCAATCAATTCCCGGTACTTGGGTAGGTGCTATTTCTTCAGCAGTCGGTACTACATTTACTGCTGTTGCGGTAGGCACAGGTACAGGCTCGGCAACATTAGTTCCAAGAATTGATGATGCACAAGCTTCTACTTTAGGCGGAGCCAGCGGCGATTATAGAAACACTTTAACCGCAACTAACCTTCCACAACACGAACACAACTTTAAAGCACTAAATGATGCAGGAGTTAGCGGAAGTAATCAATATCATGCAACACGATTAGACACAGCTAGTCCTTCATCAATTGATCCGGGAGAAGGAGCCTTCCTTGGCCGAGGCCCTACAACTCCGGGCCAAATGCAATATCTCCCAAGTAGCGGCGGAGTATTGGGTTATACAACACCACAGTTAGGACAGAGTTTTTCAATTATGAATCCCTACTTAACACTGAACTATATTATTCGTTCAGGTCCACCAGTATTCTAAGAGATAAAATATGGCATATTTAATTACCAAATCAGACGGAACAACATTAACCACAGTATCAGATGGACAGATAGATGACCTAACCACTGACCTTACGCTGATTGGAAAAAACTACAGCGGCTTCGGCGAAGCATTTAATGAAAATCTTATCAAACTGTTAGAAAACTTTGCCAGTGCGGCAAGACCCACTCGTCCTATTCGAGGACAAATTTGGTTCGATGTCACTGAATTAAAATTAAAAGTGTACAATGGTACATCATTTCAACCAGTTAGTTCCGCCACTATCAGTGCAACCCAGCCTACTTCTTTAACACCGGGTGACTTGTGGTTTGATGATACAAACAAACAGTTATATTTTTATGACGGAGTGAATACATTATTGCTTGGCCCAAGCTACGGACTAAGTCAGGGTATCAGTGGTATTCGTGTTAATACAATTTTAGATTCTTTGAATCAAAGTAAAATTATCACCAGCTTGTATAATAACGGAACATTGATTGGCATCTTTTCAAGCAGTGAAACAGAATTCACTCCAAAACTTCCTATTACAGGATTCAGTGGCACAGTTATTCCTGGTTTTAATGCCAGTACTATTGCTGGTATTAAATTTAATGTTACAGTTACTAATTCTGAAAAACTAGGCGGTCGACTTGATACAACCTATGTCAGGAACGATACCAGCGGAGTAATTGTAGGAAAGTTAGGTGTTACAGACGGAGTTGAAATTGGTGACGCACAACAAGTTAAATTATTAGAAACCAACGGGGATTTGTTGTTACAAAACGTTGCACAGAATAAATTTATCAGAATCAGTGCTCGTAGGGGTGCGGTGCAAGATGATGCTATAGTAGTTGAACCAAGCTCGCAGACCGTTAAGATCTATGATGGATTTTTAAGCAGTCAAACAACAGTAGGCGGAAACCTAACAGTTAACGGTGACCTAAGAGTTTTAGGAAATACGGTAGCAGTTGATGTTGCAAATCTTAGAGTTGAAAATAAACAAATAGAACTAGGAACAAGTGCAGATAGTTCTATACTAACCAACGAACAAGCAGATGGCGGCGGCATTATATTACGATCGTCGGGCACCGGCGGCGACAAAGAGATTTATTGGAGTCTTACTAGAGATGCATGGGTCTCTAATCAAAACATTGATTTAGAATATGGTAAATCCGTTAGGATTGCTGGCGTAGAATTATTAAAATACAACGAAGGCGCTGCCACTTACGAATTAACAAATGCGGTAACACGAGCCACAGGTATTAACATTTTTGGTGTGCAGGCAGAATTTACTATTGATAACATCTATGTTAATAACAATAGAATTTCATCAGTTAACGCCAACGGAGATATAGAAATATATCCTAATGGAACCGGTAATGTTGTATTGAACGGCACTGCAAGAATAACCGAAATTGGTGAGCCAGTTGGTATATCTGATGCCGCTACTAAAAATTATGTTGATGTGCAGATCAAAGCTAAACCGTTGGCATTGTCTATGGACATATCCGATGGTAGGACCAACGATCAAATTGCATCTGACTTACAATTAATTGCTCCTGTGGACGAATATGATAATGGCACAGTTGCTAGAATTTTATGTACAATTGTTTCAGAAGTTCGCCCAACATTAGATTTAAACGGTTACATAAACAAATCACCAGCTACTTTCAATACCCCATCGGGTACAGGTTCAGCATTAATTGATGTAACTTTTAGTACAGTATCGATTCCAACACCAGCATACAACATCAGTAGAATTGTTAAAACATATCAAATAATTGCAAATGCATGGACATTTGTATCATAATGAAACACGGAGCGACTAATGGCCTACATAATTAATAGATTTGACGGAACACAACTTACTATAGTTGATGATGGTATCTTAGATACCAGCACCCCTGTAGGCCTAATAGGTAGAAATTATACCGGTTACGGTGAAGTCCAAAATGAAAACTTTATTTTCTTGCTTGAGAACTTTGCCAATGATAGTCCACCTGCTCGAGCATTAAGTGGCCAAGCATGGTACGATAAAAATTCAAAAGCACTTAAAGTATATAACGGTACAAGTTGGTTGTCAATTGGTAATGCCACAGTAGCAGAAACTGGGCCAGGTCACAGCAATGGTGGCCTGTGGTTAAAAACTACCACACAACAATTGTATGTCAGCGATGGTACTGTTTGGCGTCAAGTTGGTCCAGAAGCCGCCGAAGGATTTGCAGTCACTAAGATGACTAGTACTAAAATTAAGTCAGCTACCGGTGCATCGTATCCTGTTATTCTAACACAGATTAATGGAGTTACAACTGCGATTCATTCTGATCAAGAATTTACAATTTCTGCAGATGAAGCAGTCCCTGGTTTCTCAGTAATTTATCCTGGATTGAATTATCCTTCAACAGGTACTGAACAAGTAGCAGTTGCAGTATTGCAGGCAGTTACACTAACTGATCCTGTTAATACTCGATTGAATGGAAAAGTATTAGAAAAAGTAAACAGTGACCTTTATTATGCAGAATACGGGTCAACAGGAGATGTTCTGCTCTATCAAGCTAATGAACTCGGAAGATGGGTATTATATTCTGTTGAAGAAAACCAGGGAGATAGACTTTGGAATACCAATACAGGAATCAGCGATCCTAGAAGTATTACTACCTGGTACGACGGAGTTAATTCAACTACAACAATTCGTCCTGGCCCTACTATTTCTGGAGCAACTACAACATCCACAGTTACAAATGCAATTTCAAAATATGCACTAACTGGTAATGTTAGAGGAAATGCTGAAACAGCTAGCCAACTAAAAGATGTAAGAAAAATCAACGGTGTTGACTTCAACGGAACATCTAATATCACGGTTACCGCAGCAACTAATCAACCATTAAAGCCCGGCGATTATATCATTGGTTCTGAATTCAACGGAGCATTTGAAACCACATGGGACATCAATGCTGAATCAGAAAATATTCTAGGAACCATTGTTGCTAGAAATTCAGTGGGCGGCTTTACAGCAACCACAATCAACTCTGATTTGTTTGGTAATGTTCAAGGTAATGTAACAGCACTATCTGGGACCAGCACATTTAATGAACTAACAGCCAGTGTAATTAACGCACCAGTTGTTAATGGTAATGCAGCAACAGCAAGTAAAATTAGATTTCCTAAGAAAATTAACACAGTCGATTTTGATGGCTCTGCAGATATCACCCTTCCAGTTCCAGCTAACACACTGACTACAGATACACTGGCAATCAATGTTGTTAACTCAAGTCTAGCAACACTGGGCAAACTGGAATATCTAGAAGTTGAAGCCCCTGGTATTATTGTAGGCGATGGAAATAACCTCAACATTAGAATTGAAGGATTTACACCAACACTTGAGTCTGATGTTTCTAATGCAATTAAATTAAAATTACTAACAGGTTCGGTAACCGTTGCCCCAACCACAGTTACATTTATTTCAGCCAGTGCAGCCAATGCTGACGGAATACTATCTCCTGCATTGGTTCCGGACTATACATTAGGTACTGCAATTGAAAAAAGACCAGTACTTGGATTACCAAGCCATAGATGGCGTGATATTTACTCTGCGGCAGCAACGCTCGACGGCCTAAAAACCAACACCATCAGTGGTAGAACACTAACAGATCAAGTTACATTTACCAAAGATGTTATTATAACAGGAAATGCATACGGTAATGTAATTGGCAATTTAACTGGTAATGTAGTTGGTAATTTAACTGGTGCTGCCAGTCTTAATTTGTTAAAATCCGGCGACACCATGTCCGGCGACATTTTTTGGAATACAACCGGTCGTGGCCTACAATGGTCAATGAATTCTGATAGTGCAAGTATTCGTTATTACAATACAGGCGATGCTGATACAAACAGCAGATTAGAATTTAACACCGGCGATAACACTAATGAATTCTTTAGATGGACTCATACTGTAAGTGGTTCAACTTATGAATCTATGCGTCTTACTCCAAATGCATCTGGAGCAGCAGATCTTAATTTAACAGGTACTATCAATGTTTCTGGAAACATTAATTTATCTAGTGGATCGTCAACATTTCAAGGTCGAGGATCGGGCATAACTGATCTCAATGCATTTAATCTAGCAACAGGTACAGTTCCGTCTGCTAGATTATCCGGCGGCTATGTAATCGATGTAACTGGCAATGTAACTGGCAATGTAACTGGTAACACTCAAGGAACTCATACTGGTGCAGTAATCGGAAATGTTACAGGAACAGCCAGCGGAAATATAGCAGCATCTGGTGGAACATTAACCGGCGATCTAAATTGGTCAACAACCGGTCGTGGTTTAACTTGGGGAATGAATACAGACGGTGCAAGTATTCGTTTTTACAACACAGGTGATGGCGACGCTAACAGCAGATTAGAATTTCAAACAACTGATAACGGCAACGAATATTTTAGTTGGACACACAACAGCGGCAGCACATTTGAATCAATGCGACTGGTACCAAACAGCAGCGGCAATGCTGCTCTTACTGTATTTGGTAATGCCACAATCAACGGTACAACAACTGGAACATTTAGTGGTACCGGCACAAGTTTAAATATCAATGCTGATAGACTAACAACAGGTACTGTTCCTACAAGTAGACTGTCTGGAACATACGGAATTAATATTACCGGTAATGCTGCCAGTGCAACAGTGGCACAAAGCGCCACAAACAATATTCAAAGAGTAGGCGATACAATGACAGGTAGACTAGGACAGTCTACTGCTGGATTCCACGCAGCTTCAAAAGAAGTTATCTCAACTAGAACAGATAGCGGATTTTATGATTGGAGTGCTCCAACAACTGCCAACGGATGGCCAGTTACCAGTAGTTGGTATCATTTAATATCATCTACTCATGTAAATGACGCAAACTACTATGCCATGCAGTTTAGTGCAGATTTTTATGCACAGAATTTGTATTATAGAAGTACAGCAGGCAGCGGTGCTACAGCTTGGAATAAAATTCTCCATAGTAACAATTATAACGACTATGCTCCTACTAAAACAGGTGGTGGTGCAAGTGGCACTTGGGCTATTAACATTAGCGGCCAGTCAACTACTGTAGCAAATCTTCCAAGCAGTCAAATTATAAATTCTTTAGGATATACTCCAGTTAATCCTGGAGCATTAACCAACCAATCGGGCACTGCTATCAACGGTACAACAGCAACCTTTAGTGGACAGGTAAATGTTTCAACAGCAGGTATTAGATTTCCTAATGATCCATTCGGTGGCAGCGGAGATGCTGCAAGTATTACATATGAATCAGTTAGCGGAGAGAAGACTAGATTACGCTTTAGAGTAACTAATGATGCTGGCATATCTCCAGTTGACGACAAAGCAGAATTTATTGTTCCCGACAACGACAGTTTGTTAGTCAACGGTTATGTTACATTAAATGCCGCCAACTATAATAGTTATTCTCCAACATTATCTGGCACCGGCGCAACAGGCACCTGGGGCATTAATATTACAGGAAGTGCAGGTTCTGCAGGTTCTGTAGCTTGGACAGGAGTAACTGGCAAACCGAATATTGTTTTAAACGATGGCAGCACTTACGGAATAAACATTAGTGGCAATGCTAATACCGCATCAAGTACTTCTGGGGTTTCTAACTCTGGAAATATCACAGCCGAGACAGACGGTTTTGGTGAACCAAGCGGCTTGAGATTACGCAGTGTTTATAGTAACGGTTATCCAACAAGCTATGGTAATGCAATTACACTAGGCGGCGCCGGCGGCGGCGAGTTATTAATTGGATGGAGCGGAAGCACAGGAGCCCATGCAGACAACTATGTTCGCAGTCGTAGAGACACTGGTAATGTTTGGAGTGCATGGGCAAAATTAATCAGCGATGTAAACATCAACAGCTATGCGCCTACACTCACAGGTACGGGAGCCAGCGGCACTTGGCCGATCAATGTAACAGGTAACGCAGCCACAGTTACAACTATCACATCTGGTCAGATAGCTGGAGGCCTGGGTTACACCCCAGTTAGTATCAACGGCGGAACAATGAATGGTTATCTTGACTTCCAAGATAATAATTTAATTCGACCAACAATAAAAGATTATAGTCTTGCACACAATGCATTAGGTAATGTATCCGGCGGTGTAACAGTTAATATGGAATTAGGTAACTATGCGTCTGCAACAGCAGTGGGTGCATTGACTTGGACATTTGCCAACCCTCCGACCGGTGCTAGAGTAGGTAGTATTATTCTAGAACTAACCAACGGTGGTGCCTATACACAATACTGGCCGGCAGCAGTCAAGTGGCCCAGCGGCTCAGCACCAAGTCTAGCAGCAGCAGGTGTAGATGTACTGGTCTTTATCACAGACGACGGTGGCTCAAACTGGCGTGGTGCAATATCAATGGGCGACAGCAGATAATATGTTTGCATTAGAAAAAGTTTTACTGGCCGGGTCTAATTATTATAGGCCCAAAGCCCAAGGGCAACAAGAATTTACCACCCCGGGAACCTACTCGTTTGTTGTTCCTGCAAATGTTGAATCTATATCAATGGTTGCAGTTGGTGGCGGAGCCGGTGGTGCTCAAAATGTCAATGATGGCGGCGGCGGTGGAGGCGGTGCATTAGCCTACAATAATAATGTAGCTGTAACCCCCGGCGAAACACTAACAGTAGTTGTAGGCCAAGGCGGATCAAGAGGTGACGGTGCCGGTACAGCTGGCACACTATCTAGTGTTACAAGAGTAGCACAGGCCAGTCAAGTCTATGACAATTTTGAAATAGCAGGCTATCTAGGATCTAAATGGATTGGCCATGAAGGCGTTGGCATTCACACCTGGGGAGACGGAGTTACCGGCTACGGACGAATTGGCTTTGCTTCTAGTGGTGTATCGGGTAGTACTGCATATCTTGGATTTAACGGCAATAACGGCCTTCGCTATGCCATAACACAACCTCAAGATTTAACCTATGCAACAAAATTAAAAATTCGTTACATCTACGGCAATGGATCAAATGGAGGAGAGGAACCCGATCCTGGGGAATATCTTGGAATAGCTCTTTCTACGGATAATTCTAGCTATACCGATATAATAAATCCAGTACCTTTGGTATATGTCTGGACAGACAGCGAAATAGCCATTCCTTCTCAGTGGAAGAGACCAGGGGTTTATATAAAATTATATCAACCTACCTCTAGCGGCCAAGATTTTGATCATATTGGTATAGATAATTTTACCATAGAGTACGGCAATAGATTATTGGTATCCGCCGGCGGCGGTCAACCAGGTGTAGGCTCAAAAGGTGGAAACGGTGGTGTGCCTGCTAGTAGTACAGGAGATCAATACTCTTCTTCAGTTGTACTGTTATTGACCGGTGACGGAGTAGACGGTAGTAGAAATTTTATTGATAGTTCTCCTACCCCTAAAACTATATTGAGTTTTAGTGATCTTAGCGGAACGGGATATCCTTTACAAACTACTAGATTTAAAAAGTTTGGTACAGGTAGTATAGACTTTAATGGTGTAAGTTCTTTTTATGCACAAGCATCAAATACTGATTTTGTACTAGGTGGCGACTTTACCATAGACGGTTGGCTCTGGGTGAACGATGAAAATCAAGCTGGTTATCAGACTATTTGGGAACTTAATGATTACAGGAATGGTATATTGTTCCGCTTTGGAAGTTCTAACGATAATTTTTATGTCAACGGTGTACTCCGGATTAACAGGATAGTTCCGTATTTTCCCCCTTTACAATGGAATCATTTTGCTGTAGTTAGAAGTGGATCAACAATCAC